CACGACTGGGAGGACTACAACCCGTCGGCCGACGAAACCAAGCGGAAAAAGAAACAGGACCGCGATCGGAAGCGCCAGGCCCGCGGTGCGGCGGACACGTCCACGAAAAGTCCGCGCGGACAACGCGTGGACGCTCTACGCGCGGAATCCGATCGGACGAATCACGCCCGCGACCTTGCGGACTCCGACTGGAATCCCGAGCGCTCGCGCGCGCGCGATCCCGTCCCGTCCCGTCCCGTAGAAGAGCCAGAAGAGCCGCGCGGCAGCCGCCGCGCCCAGCCCGCTCGCATGACGCTGAGCCTCGACGAAGTGCGGACCCACCTCCAGGCCGCCGTGCACGCCCTCATCGAGACGGGCGCGCCGTTCGTCGACGCGCTTGGCCAGCCGGACGACGGCGCGTTACTGCTCGAGCTGAAGGACATCGCCGGCAGAGACCTGGGCGCGGAGTGGACGCACTCGGCCGAGCTGGGCCGGATCGTCGACGGCGTCATCGGCGAGCGCGCCCGCCGGAGGACCGCATGACCTGGACGGTCTCAGTCCTCGACATGAGCTGCGGGCATTGCCTGCGGCCGATTCCCGCCGGCGAGCCCGTCGCGCTCATCGGCGTGCCGCAGCGCGCGCGGTGCCAAGCGTGTGCGGCCGGCCACGGGTTCTACCCCGACCTGCAGGAGCTCGACCTCGAACGCGTCCGGCTGGACCTTGACGCCAAGCGTCGTGACGAGGCGCGCGCGCTGGCGGCGGCCACGCAGCGTCCGCTGTCGCGGCGCGTCACGCTGCCGCGGCCACCGGTGCCGTTCTCGCGCCTCGGTGAGTTCATCGGCGCCAAGTTCGATCCCAAAGCCGCGGCGGCTGGCGAGGATCAGCAATGAACGTCGTGCTCTGCCCGCATGGTCGCCCGACGCGCGCCGGCACGCGCTCGCGGTGTGTCCTCTGCCGGCATGCCGCCCGCGCGGCTCGTGATGCGCGCCAATACGACCGCCTGAAAGCCCAACGCGCGGCGATTCGGTCGGCCGCCGAGGCAGAGGAAACCGATCGCATCGAGCGCCACCTCGCCGCCCTGGACGGGCATCGTCGCAGTCGCCGATGGGTGTCGCCGATGCTCAGACACGCGACGAATCCTTTGGTCGCCGGCGGCGACCGGGAGACCCGCTGATGCCGCGGCGCCGCAAGCCATCCGTGCCGTGGCTGATCGTGGGACCGGATCCGTTCTTCGCCACGTGCGAGCGGTGCGGCAAGAGAGAGCCGAAGCCTGAACTGCCGATCCCGCTCGATGCCGCGGTGCTGTTCATGCGGTATCTGGTCGCGAAGCACCGCAACTGCCAGCCAGGTGCCGGCGATCGGAAGGGACGCTGATGCCGCGCCATGCCGGTGTGCGTAGCGTCGCCATCCGGCGCGCCTTCGCGCTGCTGCGTGTTCTCGGTGATGGCCGGCCGCACAAACTGCGCGCGGTGGCGCGCCAGCTGCAGATCTCCACGCGCACGGTTCGGCGCGAAATCTTGGCGCTGATTGAGTCCGGAATCCCGATCGAGTCGCGCCGTGTTGATGGCGGGAATGACCGGGACGTCACCGCCTATTACATCCGCGATCGGAAGCAAGCCGAGGCCGCTGTTTGGGGCACGTCCGCCCCCGTTTCGTGATCGTTTTCGTATCAGGAGCACCCCATGGAGACCGCCGTGAAGACGCCCGTCGCCGACAACTTCCACCTGCTGCCGATCGCCCAAGTCGGTCCGGGCCCGTGGAACCCGCGCAAGCACAAAGATCCAGCCCGCCAGGCTGAGCTCGAGGCCAGCGTCCGCCTCCACGGCGTCATCCAGCCTATCGTCGTGCGGCCGTCTGGCGCGGCCAAGGGTGCGGCCTATCTCATCGTCGCCGGCGATCGGCGGTTCGCCGCGGCCGTGACGGTCGGGCTCCCATCCATCCCCGCCATGGTGCGCGACACGTTGAGCGACGCGCAGTGCCAGGAGATTGCCTGCCTGGAAAACCTGAACCGACACGACCTCCACCCGCTTGACGAGGCCGAGGCGTTCGCGCGATTGCGAAAGGTCGATCGCGCCTACACCGACGACGCGTTGGCCGCGAAGTTCGGGAAGCCGGTCGCCTACGTGCGGCGCCGGCTGTCGCTGTTGTCCTTGCCTGAGGTCATCAAGGACGCGTTCCTCGCCGATGTCATCACCGCTGGCCATGCCGAGAAGCTCGCCAAGCTCGCCGATCCGTTGAAGCTCGAGGCCTTCGCGCGGTGTTTCTTTGACATCGCGGATAGCGACGTCCTGAAGGTCGCAAAGAGTGGCCACTGGGACGATCTCCGCAACTGGGTGGCCTCGCCGGCAAGCCTCCAGTCGTGGATCGACGAACACACGCGTCTGGATATCCACGATCCGGAACAGCAGGATCGACTGCCAGGCCTCGCCGAGGTGGCCGCGGCGGCCAAGTCTCCGAACGATCAGCCGGCGGTCGTTGAGATCTCGCGCGACTGGTCGCTGTCGCCGAAGGAGAGGAAGGCGCTGCCGGGCGTGCTCGAGCGCTCGAGCTACACCGAGATTCCCGGGAGCAGCTACAACAAGAATCCTGATTGCCCGTCAGCGGAGCGCGCCCTCGTGGTGCACGGCGGCCGGCCACAGTTCCAGCGCATCTGTCGCGATAAGGAGTGCCCCGTTCATCACCCGAAGCCGAAGGCGATCGAACGCGAATCCTCGTCGCGTGGCAAGTCGCCGGCGCCGCGCAAGCTGTCGACCTATGAGCTACAGGAACAGAAGCGCCAGAAGCAGCAGGCCGCCTTCGCGCGAGTGAAGGGCGCCGCGTTCCGCGCGATGGCGCCGACGTTGCTGAAGGCCTCCGTCAGTGCCGCCTTTGTGCGTGACATGGTGGGCGGCTTCCAGATCCCCGAGATCTCGAAGAAGTTCGGCATCGCCCTGTCCGACAAAACGGCCGTCGCGGTGCTGATCGCGAGTCACCTACTCAGCGAAGGCTGGCAGCGCACGCGTGTCGTCAGGATCGCCAAGCTCGTCGGATTCAACTTCGAAAAGTTCGAACGCGACGAGGCGAAGAAGAGCAAGGCGTCGAAGCTCGCCAAGGCTAAGAAACCCGCGAAGGCCGTATCCGCGAAGAAGGCGAAGAAGGGCAAGGCCGCGTGATGCCTCGCCCCGCACGCGTCGGCAAGGTCGGCATCTTCTACCACTCGCTCGAGCCAAAGCCGGGCTCACAGGCGATCGCGCTGCCGGATGGCGGCACGTGCTACGTCCGCGTGGAGGTTGTGCACAGCACGCTGCTCGGCGGCCTCGACGCCGCCAATCCGTTCCCGGGCGAGAACGTCATGAATGCCCATCCGCTCGAGCAGGACTGGCCGGAATGACGTCGCGCGCCTTCATCGCCTGGGAAGGCCCGTCGCCCGTGACCGGTGAGCCGATCGTGCTCATCGTCACGGGCCCGTCCATGAACGCGAAGACCGGCCCGATGTATCAGGCCTGGCTGCTCGTGCGGAACCAGACGCCGTTCGACGCGTTGAAGTCCGGCTCGGACCGCGCCATCTGTGGGGACTGCGTGCACCGCGCGGGCCCGCGGCGCACGTGCTACGTGTCGATGTTCAACGGGCCGATTCACATCTGGCGCAAGTTCCTCGAGGGGTTCTATCCGCGCCTGACGCCGGAGCAGTCCGCCGAGGCGATGCGCGGCCAGTCGCTGCGCCTCACCGCCTACGGCGACCCGGCCTTCGTGCCGTTCGAGATCTGGCAGGCGCTGCTGTCGCAGGCCTCCGGCTGGGCCGGCTACACGCACCAGTGGCGCACGTGCGACCCGCGCTTGCGCGCGCTCTGTATGGCGTCGGTCGAGACGCTCGAGGAGCTGCAGCTCGCCCAAGCTGCCGGCTGGCGCACCTTCCGCGCGCGGCCGTTCACCGCGCCGCTCGTCGCCGGCGAGTTCCAGTGTCCCGCCAGCGACGAGGGTGGCCACCGATCGACCTGCGCCCGCTGTCAGCTCTGCCGCGGCACGTCGAGCCCGGCGAAGTCCGTCTCGATCCTGCTGCACGGGAAGAGTGCCGCGCCGCGCACCGGCGTCCGCAGTCGGTATGACCAGCTCCGCGACGACTTGGCCACCGCGGGCGTCAGTGAGCTCGTGCTCGGGCCCGGTGATCGTGAGCGCGCCAGGCTCGCCCTGAATCAGTATTACCGCCGGCGTCAGCTGCCGGTCGCGTTCACCACGAAGCATCTCGGCGCCGGCCGCTATCGGTTCGAACGCGTATGAAGCGCTCGATCGCGACCATCCTGCGCTCAGTCGGGCTGCGTACCCAGCCGCGGTCACACATCCGCATTCCTGCGCGACCCGCGGCCGACCCGTCGACGTGTACGCATCTGTTCGAGAGGATCAGCGGCATCGGTCGCGCCTGCCGGTATTGCCTCACGCCAGCGCCAGGTTCGCGCGCGCAGGGCAAAGGGACGTCGATGCCACGGCTCTGCGCATCCGAGAAGGACGTTCAGAAGGCCTGCATCGACCTGTATGTGCTCGCCGGCTGCCGGTACAGCGCGAAGCACGACACCGACATCTACGTACTCGGGACGCGTCGGCCGCGGAACCTGCCCGGGATCGCCCATCGGACATTCCAAACGCCAGGCATTGGCGATATCTGGGCCTTTCTCCCGATCGTGCCGAGGTTTGCGAAGCCTGGCGTCATCGCCCCGAAGGCCGTCTGGCACGAGGTCAAGGCTGAGGACGGATCGCCGTCACCCGCACAGCGCCGGTTTCAGAAGCAGTGTCTCGATCGTGGGATCGCCCACTTGATGGGCGGCGTCGACGAACTTCGATCCTTCCTCAACATGCACGGATTCCTGCAGGAGCGCGCCCATGCGTAGAACGAAGCAGACCGACCGACCGACTGACCGACCGACCGACCGACCGACCGACCGGGCATTCAGCCATGACGCCGGCGGAACTCGTCGAGGCGATCGAGGCTGAAGTGGCAACCCGTCACCGCACTATCGACGCGCTTCAGTCGGCCGCGACCGCGCTCCGTACGGCGCTCGGGCTTCCGCCTGGCACGCAGATCGCCGTGACGGTGTGTCCACCGATCGAAGATGTGGACCCGCTTGGACGTCCTCTGACGCGTTCGGCGCCGCTGGGGCGGTTACGCCGGCGTCCCCGCAAAGTGCGCAAGACACGCGCGTCGGTGCGCCGTGGCAATGCGAAGGCCGCTAAGGCGCTGCGGACGAAGTCTGGCCGCCAAAAGGTGGCGCCGGCTGGCTCACTGACGGATCGCATCCTGTCGACCTTGGCGGCCTTCCAGGCGCCGATGAAGAAGTCGGCGGTCGTCGAGGCGGCGAAGGCCCGCGAAGCCGATGTCACCGCGGAGTTGAAGCGTCTGCGCACAGACGGTCAGATCGTCTCCGTTGGGAAAGGCCGCGGCACCCGTTGGTCGCTGCCGAAGTTCGCGCACGTGCTCGTGGCGGAGGATGCGGTCTGAACCATGGCGAACCAGGCCGGGCAGCGACAAGGCAAGTCAAAGCGGGTCTACGTGGTGGTGGCCAGTGGAACGGAGTTTTCGTCTCCAGTGGTGTGGGGCGTCTATTCAACACGGCGTGCGGCAGACTTCGGTCGTCAAATCGCCAACACTGGACTTCAGAGAACGCCCGGAACAATAGGCGCGTTTCGCGTGCACCCGTGTGTCCTGGATTCGCAGGTGTCTCGATGACACCAGAGCGCGCCGGCGCCCGCTGGTCGCTGCCGAAGTTTGCGAATGTGCTGGTGGCTGAGGACGCGGCCTGATGGCCGTTGTGAGAAGGGGAAGGACGATGAAGGCTCTAACGGTTTGTCAGCCATACGCAGAGAAGATTCGGAACGGCGAGAAGGTGATTGAAAACCGCACCTGGCCGACGACCGTGCGCGGCCGGATTGCCATTCACGCCGGCAAGTCTCGTTCATGGCTCGAAGACGGCGATGAGGCTGAATATCCGGACATGGCATTCGGCGCGATTGTCGCGACGGCCGAGCTCTATGACTGCAAGAAGTGGGAGGAATTGACGTTCGAGCAGCAGCAGCGCGAGGACGCTGGTGGGCCGTTCTGTTTCATGTTGCGCGACGTGCAGCCGTTGGCAACTCCGATTCCCATCAACGGTGCTCAGGGCTTCTGGAACTTTGATGAGTCGCTACTACCAGCAGGAGGTGATCATGTCGGCTGATCCGCAGACCCCACGCACGCCGCCGCTTGATAAGTATTTCGAGCAAATCTGGTTCGAGATGTATCACCCGCTCGATATGGCTGTGAAAGCGGCGTTCATGCAGAAGTTTCCAGGCGGCATAGATCCGATTCTCGCGGCGCTGCGGCCTGACCCCCTGACGCCCCCGGCCGCCCCGCCCGCGCCGCCAACGGTCACGCCTGAAGATGGGGCACTCATCGAAGAAGCCTCGCGCGTCTGTGACCACGCGACCGATTGCGATTACATTGCGCCCTACATCGAGGCCGACGCTCGGCGCTGCACCTGTGGCGTGCATGAGTTTATCGGCCACCTGATGAAGCGATTTGCGGTTGCCCCGGTTGCGCCAGCCCCGCACGCGGGGGTGATCCAGCGGCTCCGCGATCGATTGGCGTTGAATATTCTCCTGCCGACGCACGGACAACTGGCCGAGGACGAAGCATTGCTGCGCGAAGCCGCTGCGGCCCTTGAGACGTGGCCCTCCGCGCCGCCTGAACGGAGACAGCCATGAAGCTGTTCGGACAGCTTGTTCGCACCGTCGTGAACGTCGCCATTCTTCCTGTTGATGTTGTGAAGGATGTCGTGTCCGCTCCGATCGATGTGGGAGAAGGGCGACCTGTCGGCGAGCGAACGAAGGATCGGATCCAGAAGTTGAAGGACGAGGCGCTCGAACAATGACGGGGACCCTGCGATCGTGCGGCGGAAGCGGGTGAGCGGCGCCGCAGGCTTTGCGTGGGTCGCAGAGGTGGCCATAGGGGCAGCAACAAGTCAGGGGGCAGCGTCGGTCGACGGCTCGGGCACCGGGGGACGTGAATGGATTCTGTTGAGGGAGCGTTCGAACCAGGCGAAGTGATGGCGGCTGAACCACTTGCGGTGGCGAGCATCATCATTCCGACCTACAACCACGCCGCGTTTCTGGCGGACGCCATCGACAGCGCGCTCGCCCAGACTTGCAGGTGTGAGGTCATCGTCGTCGACGACGGGTCGACGGATGATACCGCCGCCGTGCTGGACCGATTCCATGGCCGGATTCGCGCGTTGCGGACGTCGCACCAGGGGCCCAGCACGGCCCGGAACGCTGGCATCGACGCTGCGACCGCTCCGTTCGTCATGCTCCTGGATGCGGATGACGTGATTACGCCAGGCAAAGTCCAGGCGCAGATCGCTGAGTTCGCGGCGGCACCCCAGGCCGGCTGGGTGCTGTGCGACGTCAGCATTGAGGACGAAGCCAAGGATCGGATCGTCCTCGCTTCCGTCCAGTACGGCTACGCCAGTAAGGCGTTGGATGGGTGGATCCAGCCACTGCTCGGCCAGGCCAACTTCATTCCGATCATGTCGCCGCTCGTGCGGCGGGGCGTGCTCGCCGGCATTCGGTTCCACGACGATAAGGTTCCAGAGGACTGGCACTTCTGGCACGCCGTAGCCGGCGTGGCCCGGGTCCGCTATGTGCCGCAGGTTCTCGCCACATATCGGCACCGCCGGACGGGTCGAAGTCGGCTCCCCAAGTTCTCGCGCGCGGTCGCGCCGACTATCTCCGGGTCGTTGCGCCTGAATCTCGGATGCGGGTCGCCGAACACCCGGTCCTGGCATCCGATCGACGGCATGGTGAACCTGGACAAGAGCCTGGGCTGGCGCTTTGAGGATGGCCTCGGCGATTTCCTCGACGGGTCCGTCGCCGGCATCACGGTGTCCCATGCCCTGATGTACGTCGCCGAGTCCGACTGGCCCGCTGTGTGCCGCGAGTTCGCGCGGGTGCTCGTCGATGGCGGCGTCGTCCGGATCACCGAGGACAGCACCGAGGACCCACGGAGCTCGCGCGTGGGTGGATGGCGTGGGTCGCAGCCGGCCGTAACGCTGACATCCGCAGAGTTCGTGAAGGCGCAGCTCCGGCGCGCCGGCTTGGTCGCGGTTGACGTGACCGCCGACGTCACGCAGTTCTCTGACCGGTCCCTCTGCCAGGCGCAGCACGGCGCCGCCCCGGACGTGTTCTTTGTCGAGGGCGTGAAGGTCGCCGGCGTGTTGTTCGCTCCACACAACGACGACGAGGCGCTGTTCGCGGCGTTCACGATTCTCCGGTACCGGCCGCAGGTGATCGTGTGTTTTGAAAGTTCAGGCGACTACGGGGATCCGCGCGTCCGTGAAGCCGAGACCCGCGCGGCGATGGCCGTGCTCGGCGCTGGCGCCGTCGAGCAGTGGGCGAGCGTCGGCCACCTCGACCTGGCGGCACAGATGCGCGCCTACGATGCGCGCGTTCGCCCGACGAGGGTCTGGGCGCCCGACCTGCGGACGTCCCATCCAGACCATCGTGCGGTCGGCACGGTCGCGGTCGAGGTCTTCGGCGACCGCGTCACGACGTACCACACCTATGTCGATGGCGAGAAAGTCCGTCAGGGTCGACCGGTTGACGTTGAAGTGGGCTGGGCGCAATTCAAACATCGCGCGCTCGCTCGCTATGACTCGCAGCTGCGGCATCCGCGCGCGCACCACTTCTTTATGCAGGATCTTCACGAGTATCTCGGAGACGGAGGCATCCAATGAGTCAGTTCAAGCTCTACCCAGAGGAAAAACACTGGTGGTCCTTTTTGGACTACAAGGCCGTTCTTGATCTGGTCCAGGAGCACCAGGCGCAGCGCGTCCTCGAGTTCGGGCCTGGGTCATCGACGCTGTCACTGATCGAAGGCGGCGCTGTGCACGTCGACACTTGCGAGGACGATCCGGACTGGGCGGATGTCTATGACCAGCGCCTGGTCGCGCTGTTTCCGGAGCTCGTCCACCTCCATCGGTACACGTGGTCGGCCACGCGGCTCACCATTCCTGCTCTCAAAGACTCCCGGTATGACCTGGCGCTGATCGACGGCCCGCGCGAGTCCACGCGTCGAACCTCGGCGCTGAACTTCGCACTCGATCGCTGCCCGGTCGTCGTCCTGGCTGACATGTCACCGCCGCTTTGGAAGCGGGTTGAGGCGTTGGTCACCAAAGGGAAGTACACCGTCGAGCGCCGCGAGACTGGTCCGCTCGCCGGCACCTTCACCATTCTGCGGCGTGTGGTCTGACGACATGTTGGCGGTCTGCACGTGGAAGTGGGGCACGCGGTTCAGTGCCCTGCACGTGAATGTGCTGCGCGCCGCGCTGGCGCAACGCCTTCACCTGAATCATCGGCTCTTTTGCGTGACCGACGATCCGGTTGGTCTTGATGGGGATATCACGGTCGTCGAACCGCCGGAACGGTTGGCGTCCGGCGACCTTCGCTGTCGGCGCCGCATGCGTCAGTACGATCGTGACTGGTCCGCGCAGTTCGGGAGCCGCATGCTGGCGATCGACCTGGACGTGGTCTTGGTCGATGACATCACGCCGATTGTGAAGCGGCCGGAACCGCTGGTTGGGTGGCGCGTAGGGCACGCGGGCGTGTACAGCGGAAGTTTCATCTTGCTCGATGTCGGCGCGCTCCATGGGGCGTGGACCGACTATCGTGACGATCCCGAAGGGTTCCCCGCGGTGGCGTGGCCAGGTGGCATCGGCTCCGACCAAGCGATGATCAACTACTGGCTGCGGTCTCAGCCTCCAATCCCTCACTGGACTGAGCGCGACGGCTTCGTTTCGTACTACGGTAAAGGCTATTCGCGGTTGGAGCATCTCGGCGTGGGCCCGTCTCATCCGCATTTGCCGGCCGGCGCGCGGATCGTCGTGCTCGGCAGTGCCGATCTCGAGGTCCTCCACGACGCGCGCTATCCGTGGATTCAGGAACATTGGCTGCCGCTCGCGGCGGCCGCAGGTGGCTGTCGATGATCTACACGATGACGCCCTTCGCCACCGATCGAAACCTCGGCCAAGCATACAACCGCGCGATGGAGGTGCTCCCGGACGACGCGTGGGCCTGCTTTCTGGACCACGACATGGCCTTCACGACGCGCGAGTGGTACGGCCAGCTCGAGGAGGCGATTACCTTCATGCCCGAGGCCGGCGCCTTCGTGGCCATCACGAATCGGATCGCGGCCGCGTGGCAGCGGGCGCAGGAGTCCGACGTCGACAACCACGACATGGCCTACCACCGGGCGATCGGCCGGAACCGTCTCGCGCAGCGCACCCTGCTCGACATCACGACGACGCAAGGCTTCGGCGGCGTGTTGTTCTGTTTGTCAAAGTCGGCGTGGCGGAAGGCGGGCGGGTTCGTCGATGGCCTGTTTTGTGTCGACCACCAGATGCACTTTGCGCTCCGCCGAGCGGGCTTCCGGGTCTATCTCCTCGAGAGTTTGTATGTCTATCACTGGCGTCGCGCGAACGGCGACGAACTCCCGCGTGACACCCCGCGGGCCGCGAACTGCCCGTGCCGCGGGCCTGAGGGGCCGCCCAAACATCGGATCTCTTTGCCAGCACGATGAGCACGACCGTGATCGAAGCCCCGGCCGGCGCTGAACCGGCGCCGGAGACTCCGGACACGAAGAAGGGTAGTCGGGCGAAGTCGCCGCCGGCCGCAGGATTTCCCATGGTCGATCGGCAGCAGCTGGCGGATTTGCTCGGCGTGCACCCTGACACCATCACCGACTTCACGCGGAAGGGCATGCCGGTGATTTCGAGCGGTGGGCATGGCCAGCGGAGCACGTATGACGCGATCGCCTGTTCGGCCTGGTGGCGCGCCCAGCGTGGCGCCAACGCGAAGGAGGTAGCCGCGACGCGCGCGCTCGATGCCTCCGCCAGGCTGAACGAGTTGAAATTCAAGCGCGAAACCGGCGAGCTCCTGCCGCGGGACGTCGTCATCCGGCACGGCCAGGCCTACACGAAGGGCTGGGTGACCCAGGTGATGGCGCTGCCGCGGCGCGCGGTCGTGACTGGCATCGTGACGCCCGAGCTCGAGCCGGCGCTCGCTGCGCTCTGTCGGGATCTGTGTTCCGACATTCACAGCTGGCGATCGGTGCCCGACATGCGTCGGCCCGGGAAGTCTGAGCGGAACAACCCATGAACTACGGGCTGATTGGCCCGTCCGGCTGGAACGCGGCCGCGGCGCCGCCGCCGAAGCTGACGGTTAGCGAGTGGGCCGACCTGCACCGCCGGCTACCGGAAACGAGCGCGGCCCAGGGCGCGCGCTGGCGCACGGCGTCGACGCCGTATCTGCGCGGCGTGATGGACGCGTTGAACGAACCCGGGGTCAAGCGCATCGCGCTGATGAAGGGCGCCCAGGTGGGCGGGTCCGAGGCCTTGCACAACATGCTCGGCTACCTCATCCACCACGCGTCCTGTCCGACCTTGATGGTGCACCCGTCGAAGGAAGTCGCCCAGGAGTGGTCGAAGGAACGCCTGGACGACATGATCCGCTCGACGCCGGCGCTCGCGGAGATCGTCAGCGACGGCACCCACAAGACGCGCGGCCGCGCGGATAGCACGCTCACGCTCAAGCTCTTCCCGGGCGGCTTCCTCGCCCTCGGCGGCGCCAACACTCCGAACACCTTCGCGCGACGGACCGTGCGGGTGGCGATGGGGGACGACGTCGACCGGTTCCCGGCGGTCGTCGGTGAGGAAGGCGATCCGGCCGAGCTGCTCGAGAACCGCACCCGCACGTTTCACGACGGCGTGACGATCTTCGTGTCCACGCCCACGCTCGTCGACGGCCGCATCGACACGATGTTCAAGCGGAGCGACCAGCGCCGCTTTATGGTGCGCTGTCCCACCTGCGGACGTCAGGACTGGATCACGTGGAAGGACCCGACACACTTCCGCGTCGTGTTCGACGACCGCGACGCGTTGAGCGCGCGGATTGAATGTCCCGACGACGAGCACGGCGGGTGCGGCGCGCGGATGAATGAACCGATGCGCCGGCTGATGGTCGCCGGCGGCGAGTGGAAGGCGACTGCGGTCCCGAAGTCACCGGGCTCCGTGGGCTTTCATCTGCCGGCGATGGTGTCGACACTCGGCGCCGTGACGTTGCCGGACTTGGTCGAGCGGTGGCTGACTGGCCGGGAGCGCGGAACCGAGAGCCTCCGCGTGTTCATCAACACGTACTTGGCGGAAGGCTGGGAGAACCGAGGCGCCCGTATGAACTCGCAAAGCCTGGTCACACGGCGGGAAGACTACGGCGAGGGCGTGGAAGTGCCGGCCGAGGCCGTGGCGTTGACCGCTGGCGTCGACGTCCAGGAGAACCGGTTCGAGCTGCAGGTCACGGCGTGGGGCCCGGCGCAGCAGCGCTGGGTCGTGGACGTGCGGACCGTTCCCGGCGATCCGAAGCAACCCGAAACCCGGGCCGCGCTGCTCGAGGCGCTGCAGCGTAAGTACAGCCATGCGTGGGGGCTCGAGCTGCCGATTCACGCGGTCTGCATCGACTCCGGCTATGCCACCGAAGAGGTCTACGACTTCGTGCTCGCGCACCAATACCGAAAGATCTTCGCGACCAAGGGCATCGGCGGGAAGAGCGGCGAGCCCATTGTGATGAAGCCGAGCGAGAAACGCACCGGCACGAATCCGCGGCCCGTGCGGCTGTATCCGATCAACGTCGACGATGCGAAGGCCGACGTCATGGCCGCGCTGGCCCTGGCCGCGCCCGGGCCCGGTTACATTCACTTCCCCCTGCACCTCGACACCGTCGACGAGGAGTACTTCGCGCAGCTCTGCGCCGAGCACGCCGAGACCCGCTACAACAAGGCCGGCGTCGCGACGCATGTCGTCTGGGTGAAGGACCGGGAGCGGAACGAGGCGCTCGACATGACCGTGCTCTGCCTCGCCGCGCTGCGTCTCCTGAATCCGAACATCAAGCAGATGCTCGAGACGTTGAAGGCCTCGATTCCTCCGCCGCCGTCGGCTGGTGGGTCGACCCCGCCGGACGTGCCGCCGTCTCCCGCACCGGCGCGGCCGCGCGTCGGTCGCAGCGGCTATCTGCGTCGGTGAGGGTGCGCGCGGATGGTCTACCTCCCCGTCACGTGCCCGAATATGGCGTGCCGCTCCACACGGAACGTCGTGTACAAGACGGCCGTCGACAAAACGCGGCTGACGATTGAACGCCACCGGTGGTGTCGGGCTTGCAATCGCGAGTGGGTCACCGTCTGCGCGTTACCGATCGAACGATTCCTCCGGAACAAGCCATCGTTGCGGCGAAATAAAGTGGCGGTATGACCCCTCACGCATCGAAGCGGCTCACGCGCCGGCTGCACACTCGATGTTGTGCAGCCGCGGCTGGTCTCGTGCTCGTTCGGCAACGGTGAGTGGCTGCGGCTCTCGCGGGTGCTCGCGTACAGCGCCGCGCAGCACTGTGCCGACTGGGATCGGCGAATCGCCCGGATAGATCCGCCGGCGCCCCAGCCCGGGGTGCATGATGACGCGCATCTCGCGAATACCCAGAAGCTCGAGCACTGGGCTGCGGCGGTCCGCACGGCCGGCGACGGCCAGCGCCTGCTGCTGATCGACGCCGACACGGCCATCCTCCGATCGCTGGACGACATCTGGGATCGGGAGTTCGATGTCGCCTACACGACTCGGCCCGTCGACTGTCTCTTCCCGTTCAACGCCGGCGTGATCTTCCTGCGCGTGGGCCCGAGGGTCCGCGAGCTCATGGAGGCCTGGCGCGCCGCGAATCAGTTGATGCTGATCGATCGCGCGTATCACCTGGCGTGGCGGCCGAGGTTTGGTGGCATCAACCAGGCCGCACTGGGGGCGGTGCTCGCGGATCCCGCCCACGTGGCCGGCGTGACGCTCCTCCCGTTGCCCTGCGCGGAATGGAACTGCGAAGACACGGGCTGGTCTGACTTCGCCGCCGATCGCACCAGGATCCTCCATATCAAAACGCAACTCCGTCGCGTTGTGTTCAGGCGCTCGCCGCCTGACCGTTTGGCCCCGCTGATGAATCTCTGGCAGCAGCTCGAGCGCGCGGCGCTCGCGGTCTCCGCGTAGTGGCGCTGACGCGAGCCCGTCGCATGGGACGTCCTCGGAAGCATCCGGACGGGGCGATCAAGGTGCACCTCAAGGTCCCGGCGGAGGTGTACGACGCGTACTGTCAATCGTCGAACCGAGCGCGGCGGTCCATTCACAGCTTGATGGTCGCGGCCCTGACAGACCAGGTCAGCAGCTTGCCGACTTTCGGTGGTCAAAAAAATACAGATCCGCCAGACGTGCCGCACACTGCGGCAGGTACTCGTGTCGTACACCGTCACTGAGCTTGAAGCCAAAATCGCCGCGCTCGAGCTCGCGTTCGAGCGGCACGAACGTACGGTGATCTTTGCCGATCGCCAGGTGACCTACCGGTCGTTCGACGAGATTCAGCAGCAGATCGCCTATTTCCAGTCGAAGCTGACGGTACTGCGCGGCCGACCGAAGCAGTCCTTTGGCGTCGGCAACAAAGGGTTTTGCTGGTAATGGCCACGCGAACCCTGCCGCGGTCCACCCGGCCGGCGCGGTCCAGTGGCCGCGGCCCTGTCAGCCCGGTCAAGAACAGCGTCGCGTTCGAAGCGGGTGCCGTGAACTCGCGGCGCACGTTCGGGTGGCGGCCGCAGACAACCACGCCGAACGGCGTCCTCAGCTCGCTGGCCACGCTTCGCGACCGGTCGCGCTCGGCCGTCCGAAACAACGCGTACGGCAAAGAGGCGATCGACAAGCTCGTCAGCAACATCGTCGGCACCGGCATCAAGCCACTCTCCAAGGCCTTCGACGTCGCGTTCGCCAAGCAGCTCACGGACCTGTGGGAGCGATGGACCGACGAAAGCGACGCCGACGGGTTGCTGGATTTCTACGGCCAGCAGGCGCAGGTCGTTCGGACGTGGAAAGAAGCCGGCGAAGTCTTCGTGCGGCTGCGCCCGCGCTTGGCGTCCGATGGACTGTCGGTGCCGCTCCAGATTCAGGTCGTCGAGCCTGAGCTCTGCCCGTACTCGCAGTACCTGACGGTTCCGACCAACGGGAACAAGGTCAAAGCCGGGATTGAGTTCAACGGAATCGGGCAGCGTGTGGCGTACTGGTTCTTCCAGTCGCGGCCGGGCGACATCGACGACGCGGACTTCTCGCAGCTCCGTCGCGTGCCGGCGGACAACGTCATTCACGTGTACGACCCGCTCCGCGCGGGCCAGCTCCGCGGGATTCCGCAGCTGACGTCCGTCCTGATTCGGCTCAACGAGCTGGAAAAGATGGACGACGTCACGATGCTGCGGCAGCAGCTCGCGAACATGTTTGTCGCGTTCCTGAAGCGACAACCAGGCCAGGGAGATGCCGAGGCGATCCATCCGCTGACGGGAGCACCACTTTCACAAGTGGGAGACCGTCCAACCCTCACGTTGGAGCCCGGCATCTTCCAGGAACTGGACCCAGGCGAATCGCTCGAGTGGTCCGAGCCGCCGTCGCCGCCCGACACGTACCCGGCGTTCATGCGGCAGCAGCTGCAGGCGGTCGCCGCCGGCGTGGGCGTGCCGTACGAAGTGCTCACGGGCGACATGGCGAACGTGAATGACCGCGTCGTGCGCGTCATCCTGCACGAGTTCCGCCGTCGCGTGTCGACCTGGCAGCACAACATCATCGCGTTCCAGTTCTGCCGGCGGGTGTGGAAGGCGTGGATGGACCGCGTCTTTGTGTCTGGTGCGCTCCCAATTCCGATCGCCTTTCTTGAGAACTCGGAACCGTGGGCCCGCGTCAAGTGGATGCCGCAGGGGTGGCCGTACCTGCACCCGGTGCAGGACGTCGAGGCCGACGAAAAGGCGATTCGAGACGGCTTCACGTCGCGCAGCGCCGTCGTCAGTGAGCGCGGCGAGGACGCTGCGACCATCGACGAAGAAAACGCCGCCGACAACGCACGTGCCGACGCGATGAAACTCAAGTACGACTCGGACGGCCGCCAAGCCAAGAACACGGCCGCGAAGCCGGTCCTCGAGGCGGTGCCCGCGTGACACCGAGGGAAAGACGTCTCGAGCAGAAACGAGCCTGTGCGCGGCGCTGGCGCGCGGCCAACCCTGACTTGGCGCGAGCCAGAGACCGGGAACGCTACGCCGCCAACATCTCAGTTCGCCGGGAACAGTCCCGTGTCGGTGCGCGGACCTGGCGGCAGGCTCATCCGGAGCAGTCACGCGCGAAGGCGCGGGCCAATAACCACGCCCATCTCGTCCGGCGGCGCGAGAACGAAGGGCGCTATCGCGCGCGCCGTCATGGGGTCGGGGTCGCTGCTGTATCCGAGCGAGATCTGCAGGCGTTGCTTGAGCGTCAGGTTGGTCGATGTGCCTACTGCCCGAATGACTTAGATCACAAGCGACATCTCGATCATCGGACGCCGTTGTCGCGCGGTGGCGCGCACGCGATCGGCAATTTGTGCTGGACGTGCCCGACGTGCAATCGGCGCAAAGGTCAAAAAACAGCGGAAGAGTTTGTGGAGATGGCTGCATGAAGACTTGGTTTCGCATGGAGGTCAGCGCGTCTGACCCAACCGTCGCCGAAATTCAGATTTTCGACATCATCGGCGACTGGATTGATGAACAGATCAATCAGATCTTCGGAGTCGAGCTGACGGTCACGGCGAAATCGTTCTTGAAGCAACTCGCCGAGCTTCCCTCGGCCGTGGCGACTATCCGCGTGCACATCAACAGCGTGGGTGGTGATTGTTTCGCGGCCGCGGCCATCGCGAACGCACTCCGCGACCAGCAGCTATCAAAGGGACGCACGGTCGAGACGGTTGTCGATGGCATCGCGGCCAGCGCCGCCTCGGTGATTCTGATGGCTGGACGCAAGGTCACGATGAGCGACAACGGGCTGATCTTCCTTCATGACCCGTGGACCGGATCGGTGGGTAACGCCAGGCAGCTGCGGCAGGCCGCCGACGGGTTGGACAGAGTGCGCGACACGATCGTGTCGACTTATCAGTGGCACTCCCAGTTGTCGAAGGACGAAATCGTCGCGCTGATGAGCGCGGAGACCTGGATGGATGCCGATGAGGCCATCGCGAATGGCTTCGCGACTGACAAGGTTGAGGGCCTGAAGGCCGCGGCGTTGATCGATCCGAAGGCCGTTATGAAACTCGGCGTCGTGCCGGAGAAGTACCGCGACCGTCTTCAGGCGTTCGTGAGGCCTGAGCCAGAGCCTGAGCCGAAGCCTGTCCCTGCGGCGGCTGTGGACGTGCTGCAGGCGTGCACGGCCGGCGGCTGTCTCGAAATCGCCGAGTCGTTGGTGGCGGCGAACGCCACGCTCGAGGTGGTCAAGGCCAAGGTGGCCGAAACCCAGGCCACCAAGGTCGCCGCGCAGACCCGCGCCGATGCCATCACGCGGCTCTGCGCGCATGCGAAGGCGCCCGAGCTCGCTGCGGGCTACATCGCCGGCGCCATGAGCGTCGACGCGGTCAAAGGGCACCTCACGACCATCACCGCGAAGCTCGACAAGGTCGAGATCGACACCGGCCTGCGTCCCGACGCCCACGTGAAGACCAAAGCTCGGATGAGCACGACTTCGATTTACGAGGATATGAACAAAGGAGCCAGCGCATGACGACGCCTCTCACCGAAGGCCAGTACGCCAGTGAATTTCTCCTGTCCGAGGCGCCTGGCCGCCTCAGCCACGACACCGTGACCGTGACGGTGGCCGCCAGCACGACGCTGCCGGCCGGCATGGTCCTCGGGAAGTTGACGGCCACGGGCAAATACGTCCCGTACGACAACGCGGGATCGGACGGCAGCGAGACGGCGGCCGGGATTCTGTACGGCGAGCTCGTCAATGAGGCCGGATCGCCGGCGGACAAGACGGGCGTCGTCGTGAACCTCAACGCGGAGGTCCGCAAGGCCGACCTGCAGTGGGCGTCCGGGCTGGTCGACGCGGACAAGACCGCCGCGTACGTCGACCTGCGCACGCTGGGCATCAAGGCGCGCGACTAACGTCGCGCGCCCGTTCGATCGACGCGACGGAACCAGATCGAGACCCTTTTTCAAGGAGACGCGACCATGTTGGACGTTTTTCGCGGCGATGCCTTCAGCCTGACCTCGCTGACGGACGCCATTCAGAAGGCACCCTTCAAGCCGGGGCGGCTGGGCCAGCTGGGCCTGTTCCGCAGCAGCGGCATCGTCAACACCAGCGTCGTGGTGGAGGAAAAGGACGGGCGTCTCGAACTGATCCAGACGAGCCCTCGCGGCGGTCCGGCCACCACGATCGGGCAACAGAAGCGCACCGCGCGCAGCTTCCTGGTGCCGCATCTCGAGAAGGAGTCCACCATCAAGGCCGACGAGGTCCAGGGCGTGCGCGTCTTCGGGTCCGAGGACGCCAGCGAGGCGATGCAGGCCATCGTCAACGAGCGCCTGGCGGATCTCCGCGCCATGCACGAGGTGACGCTCGAGCATCTGCGCATCGGCGCGATCAAGGGCCTGATCTACGACGCCGACGGGTCGACGGTCATCTACAACCTCTACACCGAGTTCGGCGTGTCTCAGCAGACGTACGCGATTGCGCTGCTGAACGCCTCGGCCGACATCCGGAATGAGGCGGTGGCTATCCAGCGGCTGATCGAGACGGAGCTCGGGGCCGAACCGGTGTCCGGCTTCCGCGCGTTCTGCGGCGCGGAGTTCTTCGACACCCTCGTGGCGCACACCAACGTCAAGGCGTCCTTCGCCAACCAGGAAGGCGCCGTGCTGCGGACCGACCTGCGCAAAGGGTTCGAGTTCGGCGGCATCACCTGGGAGGAATACCGCGGCCGGGTGAGCGGCGTCGACTTCGTCGAGACCGACGAGGCGCACGTGGTGCCCGAGGGCACGGGGCTGTTCAAGACGTACTTCGCGCCGGCGGACTTCATCGAGACCGTCAACACGGTCGGTCGGCCGCTCTACGCGAAGCTCGTCGAGGACAAGGAGCTCCAACGCTCGATCAAGGTGCACACGCAGAGCAACCCGCTCGCGATCTGCTTGCGGCCGCGCGCGGTCGTCAAGCTCACGCTCGGGTCGTAGGTCTGACGGGCGGCCGGGAGCAGTGGCATGACGGATGCCCGGCCGCCCATCGCGGCGTTCTTCGACGCGTTCGGGGTCGACGCGGTCGTGACGCCGCCCGGGGAGTGGCCGATCGATACGTCGGTGGTGTGGTTGACGCCGAATCCCGTTCTTGAGCCGTCGGACGGGTTCTCCCGGCGGGAGGCGCAGAGGTTGATGGCGATTCGCAGGTCGGATGTGCCAGCGGTTCCGGTTGGCACGATGGTCCTCGCGCCGGAGATGTCTGGCGGGAGCAACGTGAGTTGGCGAGTCGACGGCGTCGATCTAGTTGAACCGGAACATGTTCGCGTGTTTGTCGTGAGGGTCTAAGGTGGCGTTTCCGACCTCCAAGCGCAAACGAATCCTCGATGCTGTCGTGGCGCGTCTGGCCGTGATCACCGTGGCCAACGGGTTCGGCAGCAACGCGGGCGATTCGATCAAGCTCGGAGACAATCCCCAGCTCGGTCCGGACGACCGCTATCCGTGCATCGCCGTCCTGGTCGAGGACGACACGATTGGCAATCAACAGGCCCGCATTGTGATTGACCTGTCGATCCAGATTGCCGTGATTGTGCCGATCGATCTCGCCGACTCAACGTGGCCGGCGATCGAAGAGGCGGTCAGTGACGTCAAGCGCGCGATGGAACTGGTTGACCGGAGCCTGTCTGGACTGTTGCGCTACAACCTTGAACGTCGCCCGACCCGTATCTATCCCCGCGAATCCGGATCGACCGTCGCCGGCGTGACTGTCGGCTACCTCTTGCCCTACCACGAGACGTGGGGAGAGCCGGAGGCCTAGCGATGGCAGGCCCATCCGTCATCTTGCGCACCGAGGCCGCCGAGGCGGCCATTCGCGCCCTCGGTGCGCGCGCCGGCCGCGCGATCGCCCGCGGCATCAATCGGACGGCCTCCACGACGAAGGTCTCCCTTAGCCGAACGGTCTCGAGCGATCTTCGGCTGAAGGTCGGCACCGTGAAGGAGTTGATTGGCCTTCGCAATGCGACGCCGTCGCGACTGACCGCCTCGCTGACCGCTAGCGCCAAGCGCATCCCGCTGATCGAGTTCAGGGCGCAAGGCCGCTATCCCTCTCGCGGCCGCGGCCGTGGTGTCACTGTGCAGTTGCCTGGCAGCCAAGGGCGCTATCCGCGGGCCTTCATCGCGATCATGCCGTCTGGTCACAAAGGTGTGTTTGAGCGTCGACCAGGCGTGCGGCGCTTGCCGATCATCGAGAAGAAGGGTCCATCGATCGCGCACGTCGTGGTGAAGCAGATGCCTGCCGCGCGTGCGGCGACCACGGATCTACTGGCCAAAAACATCGCGCATGAAATCGCGTTTGAGGCGTCGAAGCGCCGTACCTAAGAGGAGAGAACCCCTATGCCCGCACCCTACGAGATCATCTCGGCCCCCATCGTCGCCTGGCTGGCGCCCCTGGGGTCCGCGTTTCCGGATTTGGCCGACCTCCCGCTGTCGCCATGGGTGAAGCTGGGCACCTCCGGGGATCTGAACTACATGGACGACGGCGTCACCGTCGACCACTCGGAAACCAACAAGATCTTCCGCGCGCTGGGTGACGGCGGCCCGCGCAAGGTGTTTCCGGACGAACAGAACCTCGTCTTCAGCCTGGTGCTCGCGGACGCGAAGCTCGAGCAGATCAAGCTCGCCTTCAACGGGAACACCGTGACCACGGTCGCGCCCGGTGCGGGAACGGCCGGATACAAAAAGATCGGCCTGACCCGCACGGTCCCGAAGACGCACTACGCGCTGCTGCTGCGGACGACTGGCATTTCTCCGGAAGGCGACGGCTGGAACATGCAGTATGAGATTCCGATCGTCACCCACACGGGATCGCCGAAACCGGTGTACCGGCGGTCGGACCCGGTCGGGTACGCCATCGAGCTGACGGCGCTCGTGGATTTCTCGGCCACGGATCCGACCGAGCGGTTCGGCCGGCTGCTGGTCCAGAGCGCGGATGCCGGCACCTAGCGAGCTCAGTGCCGCGCTCGATCAGCTCTCTGAACAGGAGTTGATCGAGCGCGGCCTGGCGCTGCGTCAGGTGGTTCGTGCCGAGAAGGTCGCCGTCAGACGGCACAAGGACAACCTGCACGCCGCGGCCACCGCGCTCTGCGCGCTCGAAGAACACTGTCGACGATTCGGAATCCGCCTGATCGTCATGTCGTCCACCACTCCCAAGGCGTAGAGGTTCGCACTCATGGCCACCAAGCCCGTCGTTCCGCTTCTCAACTTTGACATCGACAACCGCCCGCGGCAGGTCATCGCGATCGATGGCACGCACTATCCGCTCCGCCGCGGGGACGACCTCAGCATCGACACCTCGCGCGAACTCGGCCGGCTCCTGAAGACCTACGCCGATCTCAATGTCCTCATCGAGCGCAAGGGCCAGCGGCTCGCGCGGGCCACCAAGGCGCAGTTGGACACGGTGATGAAGGACCTCTGCCGGATCATCATCGCCGCGCCGCCGGCGGTCTTGCACAAGCTGACGCCGGTGATGCGCTTCCGGACGATCAATGTTTTTCTGACGCTTTCGTTGACGAGCCGGCTCAACGCGGCGAAAGCGATGGACCAGGCCGGACAGATCAGCGATCGGGCGCTCAGCGACGTGTTGAGTGGGAAGACGTCGTCCCCGAGCTCTGCCGGTTCTTCGGCGGCGACCCGCTCGATTGGTTCACGCGGTACCCGATCGCGCTCGTCCGGGTCTACCAGGACAAGCTGACGGAACTGACCGCGCTTGAGAGCCTCACCGCGTTTCAGCGGGTGGCGGTCGGATCGGGCACGTTGAGCCCGGAGAGCGCGAAGGAAGTGCGCGAGGCGTGGATGCGTGACGCAAATATCCGAACCGGCCGGAGCTTAGTGTCGTTGGCCACCGCCGACGACATGGCGGCGCTCGGCATGAAGTTGATCGTCAAGGGCTAATTCGTGGGCATCCCGCTCGAACAAGTCGTCCTCGAGCTCACCACTGAGTACAAAGGGGTCCGCCAGGGCCTTGATGAGGTGATCGCACGCCTGCGGAACTCCAAAGCGGCGGCGAAGGATGCGACCGGTGGGTTCGGGGCGCTCGAAGGGCAATGGAAGAGGATGGTTACGGCGTTTTCTGCCGGCACCATTCTCACTCGCGCCATCAGCGGGATCGTCACGTTCGGGCAAGAGGCGGTCGCCACGGCTGGGCATGTTGTCGACCTGGCCGACCAGACCGGGCTGAGCACGGAAGCCGTTCAGCTGTACGGCGCCGTTGCGAAGCGAACGGGCGGCGACCTGAACACCTATGCGAATGCGATCTTCAAGTTGGGCGTGAATCTGTCCGACGGCGCGTCACGTACGCGCGAGGCCCTGGATGAGCTCGGTCTCTCCTGGGACAACATCCGAAGCAAATCGCCCGAAGATCAGTTCGAGATCATTGCCGAAGCACTCGGCCAAGTCACCAACGCTGGCGACCGCAACCGACTCGGCGTCGAACTCATGGGCAAGACCTACGCGGGCGTGGCGGCCGGCATTGTCCAAGGGGTCAAGTCAATCAAGGATGCCACGTCGATTGTGGGAGAAGAAACGCTCCGTGCTGTCGACGAGGCCTCCGAAGCTCTGGATCAATTCTTCGATAACGCTAAGTCGGCACTGACCGATTTTCTTGGTGAGCTCGTGCTGGCGTTCAGCTCTCGACAGAGCGCACTGGCCACGATTGGGGGGTTACTCGCGAGTGGGGGCACGCAAGCGGGTCTGGCGATCGCGGCGGGGAGGAATATCACGATCGCGAACATGCCGCCGAAGCCCCCGCGCGGCGACAAGGGCAGCGACAAGGACAAGGCCGCTGAGGCCGAGGTTAAGCGGCTCCAGAAGTTGGCTGAGGCCGAGGTCAAGCGGCTCCAGAAGTTGGCTGAGGCCGAGGTCAAGCGGCTCCAGAAGGAACTCCAGGACCTGGCCGACACGCTGGATGGCAACCGGCTCTACGACGAGATGACACAGCTCGCCGATGCGATCGAGCTGATCGGTGGCATGTCTGGCGTCAGCGCGGATCAGATCGACGGCATTCTCACGAAGATCGAAGCCTTCAAAAGGGCTGGATTCGCACTCCGTCCGGAACTCAAAGAGATCGACGCCGCGTTCGGCGGGTTGACCTATGCCGTGATGGGGCTGAACGACCCGACCGTGCTGCAGCGCACGCGCGACTTGATGAAGTCGCTGAAAGACGACTTACCCGAGCCCGATCACATTCTCAGGCTGGCGGACGGCCTCCGCCAGATGTCCGACACCATCGCCCACGACGACTTTTTCGATCATCCAATTTTCGGCGGCTCTTCTGGACTCTTCCCGGGAGATCACGTCGAGCTCGGTCCGGCGCCGGCCGATCTGTCGGCGTGGAACACCTACAACCGCCTGGTCGGCATCGCTGGTGTCAGCCTGAGTCAGATCGGGAGCATCGCGGGTGAGTCGACTCGGAAGTGGTCATCCTTCGCGGTGCAGGCCGTGGCCACGCTCACGTCGCTCATCGCCTGGTCCAAGGCCGCGACCGCGGCCGAGGTCAGCCGGGCGGCCGCCTCTTCCGCGGCCTGGGCCGCGGCCACGATGGGGATCTCGCTGGCCATCACCGGCGCGATCATGCTCTACGAAGCCGAGAAGCAGGCGCGCCTGCAGGCACAAGGCCTGCGGAATGAGTGGGACCAGCTCGGCTACTCCGCGGCCGAGGTCACGCGACTGGTGAGGGAGGCCGCGATCGCACAGGACGTCGGCGTCGGCCACGGTGGGGCGATCCCGGCCGGAATCTTTGACCAGGTCATGGAGGACGCGAAAAAGCGATCGGACCAGGTCACCGCCGCGATCGACAAGATGACCGAGCGGCTGCGCGTGTTCGGTGGCGTCGCGCCGCAGGCGATGCGGCCATTCATCGAAGACCTCTTGAAATCCACGCACCTCACCGAGGACCAACGCAAGGCGCTCGAGGGCATGCTCCAAAAACCGAAGTGGGAGGCCTTGCAGCAGGAGGCGCAGGACCTCGGCGTCTCCTTGGATGCCCTCGGGTCGGGCTTCCAGCAAAGCAAGTTGAACGATCTCGCGGACGGGTATGCGGCGTTCTTCAAGACGGCGACTGAGAACGGCGGCGACGCCACCGGCATTCTGTCGGGGATGGCTGACGAGGTGCAGGCGTTGATCGACAACGCGGCGAAGTTCGGCTTGAAGCTGCCCGAGTTCATGAAGCCGATGCTGGAGCAGATGATCAAGAACGGACAATTGATGGACCCGGCGAAGGTTCGCGGCTACGTGAACACGCTGCTGCAGGCCGGAAACCTCAACGATGAGCAGCGCAAGGCGCTCCAAAACCTCGGGCCGACGGCGACCTGGGAAGACCTGCAAGCCGTTGCACGGCAGATGGGCATCACGCTCAACACGAGCGATCTGACCAACGCCCTGAAAGACCTGACGAACTTCAGCTTCGACGATATCGAGTCCGCGCAGGACAAGATGGTCGACTACCTGAAAGAGATCCGCGACATCCTCGCGGTGGGTCAGCCGACCGTGGCGGCGCCGCATTCGGCGGTGCCGCGACATGGCAAGTCGGCCGTGGCGAGGGCCGCCGACAGCCTACTGAACATGGCTGGCGGAGGGCGCCGAATGTCGTACGCGCAAATCGTCGCGGCCGACATGGAGACGCCTGGTGCTCAGAGTCAGCCGGTTGTTCGGCAATACACCGGCAACGTCGAGCTCAACATCGCCGGCCGACGCGTCGGCGACGTGTTGATCGAAGACATCTTGCGCACGTTTGAGAACAACTCCGGAGATGGGCAGCCGGTCGGGCCGACCACGCGGCTGTCGATCGCGCTGCGGAGGGCGGCATGAAGTTCGTCTACGGCCACCCCTCCGACAACCTGCTCGACCAGGCCGCGATCACGGTGCAGTCGGGCACGCCCTTGACCGGCTACGACGTCGAGCGCCTGAACAATGGCAGCTGGGCCTATCCGTTCAAGATTGCCGAGACGTCACTCGAGCTCCGGTTCGCCTTCGCGGCTCCGGTCCTGCCGAAGTTGTCGATCCTCGGCAACACAAACCTGACCGTGGCGGCGGTGTTGCACGGTGGCGTCGCGCCCGGCGGATCCGATGTGAGCGCGGCCTTCGCGATTCCGACGCTCGCCATCGACGGGTTCTACTCGAGCCCGTTCATTGACGACACCGGTCTGAGCGCCAAGCAGTATTGGCGGCTCGTCGTCACCGGCAACGCGGCGCCCATCATTCTGGGCGAGCTTCACCTGGGATCGGCGTCCCGCACGCTCGATACGAACTACGAGCTCTCGTCGGAGACCCAACTGGCCGCCGAGTGGCGCAACGTGCGCCTCGAGACGGCGTTCGGTGTGGAGGTGGCCTACCAGCAGGCCGGCCGCCGGGAAGCGATTGACGGCCAGGTCGGGGTCACGCTCGCGGAGTTCGCGGATCTCGAGGCGTGGCATCACGCGTGCCTGGGGTCTGCGCGGCCGACGTGGATGGTGCCCAACGACGCGGTGAATGACGCCTGGTTTGTGCGGTTGGGCGACGATGGATTGCGGCGAGTGCCGATCGGCGCCGGCGGCTGGATGGTCCGGCTGCCGGTCCGGCAACTCTCGCGCGGGCTGCCCTGGTAATGGCGATCGTCTTCAAGGCGGCCGTCACGATCGACCACACGAAGATTCCAGGTGACTTCGTCGACTTTCAGTTCCTGTTCAAGGGCACCTATCCGATTCTGAGGACCGTGGCGCACGGCGGGCGTGTGCCGAGCATCCGCACCGTCGGGTTCTACGCCGACGAGGCTTTGACGACGCCGTTGAAATTTGACCGGAAGCTGTACACGGAGTCGAGCGGTGAGGTGATCTACTGGGTGCTGCTGCCCAATGCCGACTCGACCACGGACACGGTGATCTACCTCGCCTGTGATTCGAGCGTGAGTGTCGATCCGAATGCGCCGAACGACGTGTGGCCCAAGTACAACGTCGGGGGGCTCGGTTGGCGCCTCCGGACGCACCTCGACCTGTTGGACACGCTGAAGGACTCGACCGTGTTCGCGCACGACGCGACGGCCTTTGGCGCCCCGCCGGCGATCGCCGGAAAGATCGGTTCAGCGAAGTCGTTCAACGGGATTAATCAGTACTTGACGGTCGACGGGACGTTCTTGCAGGTCACCGGCGTCATCAGCATGAAGGCGTGGGTCTACCCGACCAGTATTTCGGTCGCGCAGACGATCATTCATCGTCACGTCAACTTCCTCAACTACCGGATGGGTGTGCGTGCGACCGGGAAGCTCTACGGCGGCGCGAACATTCGCGACTTCGCCGCGGCCGAGTCGATCGCATCCCTGACCCTCAACGCGTGGAATTTGGTCGAGGCCGGCTACGACGGGTCGGTCAACTTCGTCGTGCTGAACGACGTGCGCACCGATAGTGCGAGCGGCGGCGGCGGATATACCGGGTCTGGCCCGACCTACATCGGCTGCGGCGAGGACTTCCTGCTCGGGCCTGGCGCGTTCCCGTTCGAGTTCTTCAACGGCTATATCGACGAGGTCGACATCCGGACGATTCCGTGGACGCAGGATCGGTCGACGGCGGAGTACAACAACCAGTCGTCACCCTCCACCTTCTACTCAGTCGAGACCCTGACGACCCGGTTCGCGCCGTCTCTTCGTGGTCAGGAGGGGCCGCTGTACTGGTCCACGCTGGCCCACCGCGACACAGACGGCACGCCGAAGCGGTTCCCGTGGGCGCCCATCTCGATCGCCGACCCCGCGGACTACCAGGACGGGTTCAAGGACGCGATTCTGCTGTCCGTCGGCGAGATGGCCTTTCCGCTATCGGACCGTAACGGCCTGCTCCAAGTGCCGACGTGCGACGTGACCTATTCGGACCTGCCGGGCGCCAGCGGCCTGATGCAGCTCCGCGGCATGCTGGGCCGGGACACGCAGAAAGCCCTGCGCGGGAAAGAGTTCACGATCTCGTGCATCACGGATCGCGATCGCCGTGCGCTTTTGGCGCCGATCATCGCGTTTCGCGGTTTCGTCGACCGGTGTTCCGGGGAGCCGGACTACCAGTTCACGATCCACGCGAAGGGCTGGATCGCGAAGCGGCTGGAGAAGAAGCTCTGGACCGACCGGATCGTCGACCTGTTTCCGGAAGCGCCTGCCGACTCGCTCGAGCGCGCGGCGCCGATCGCGTTCGGGATCCTGTCCGACGAAGGGTCGGACGCTGGACCCATCGTATTCGTCGACGACGAAGCCGGCCGCGGCGGCAACGGCGGCTATCCGAATCCGCGCTCGAGTTACGGCGATCTCCCGGTCGCCGCGCCGACTGGGATGGTGGCCGCCGAAGCCGTCGGCCTCGGGAACATCAACCTCGGCGATAACCCGGGGGACGCGTACTACATCATGGCGACGCGCGTCGTCGCCGGCGTCGAAGGGGATCCCGATACCTTCTGGCCGTACGACATCACGCCGGTGGTCATCACGGCGGACAGCGCGGCGATCGACGCTTCCTGCGCGAATGATGGCGCGGACGCCTATCGCTTCTACATCGGTCGGATCTTCACCGGCGAGCTGGCCTTCTCGCACTATCTCGAGACGGCGGATCCGGTCACGGGCGTCCGGTTTACCGACTTTCCGACGCTGGCGTCTCAGTCGCTCACTCCCATCACGGCAGGCGGGACGTTAGCCAGCAACCCGTTTGCGTACGTGTCCGTGGCCGCCGTCATGACCGACGGCAGCCGGACGCAACTCTTCCCCAGTCCGGCGTTCCCCGTGCTCGGCGTCGTCAATTCGCTCGGCTATGACCGGCCGGTCAGGTTTGCGATTACGCCGCTGGCCGGCGTCGATTTCTATGAGTTCTACTTCCGGCGCCATCCGACGAACCCGTTTGACAAGCGGTTCATCGTGCCGACGACCCAGGTCAACGGGAACGGCGATGTCTACTGGGAGTACGACTGGTCCTCGAGCGGCTACGAGGTGATCACCGGAGCGCCGGTGGCCTCCGGGGTTATCCCGCCGGTCCACTGCGGCAAGTTCACGGACCTGGGTGGCTTCAGTGACTGGGATGGCTGGCTCGTGTCCGCGCGGCCCTGCTGGGAGTACGTCGCGGCCTATCAGAACGGCGTGCGGGTCGGTGAGGACGAATACGGCGTCGACATCCTGGCCCCGGGGAAGCCCGGCTACACCACGGCCTTTGGCGCGTTGCCCTTCACGGTGAACGGCTACACGCCGACGATGGTGTTCACGCGCGGGCCGCGGACGTCGCGGATTCTCGGGATTGACGGCTTCGATCAGGAAACCTTTCGCGTCAACGTCAAGGGCCACGCGAACGTCGCCGGCGACGACGTCGAGACCTCGATCTATGAGCTCCTCCGGATGCTCGCGAAAAACGCCGTGTTGCCGGATGCGCCGAGCATCAAGGGTGACTTTGATCAGGAGCCCGTCTTCACCGACGGCACGCCGCGGCTCGACGACGACAGTGTCGACCAGGCCGCGCAGGATGCGCTGGCCGTCATCCCGAATGGGCCCGCGGCCGCGCGTTGGTTGCCGGGCGACCCGACCGTTGATGAGTTCTTCCAGGACATCGGACCGTCCGGCAAGATGAAGTTCAGCATTAAACCGAACGGCCAGATGGTCGTGGCTGTGCACAACCCTGACGCCGATCCCGTCGCCACGTTCGACGAGCGCTTCGACATCGTCGACAAGGCTTTCCGGTTCGATGTCACCGACCAGGGCTTCGCGAACGCGACCCCGCATCAATACGCCGCCGAGTATGACGAGAGCGGCAACCTCGTCTTCCAGACCGGCGTGCCGGCTGAGGATGCTGTCTCGCAGTCCGCCGAGCAGTACGACGAGCGCAAACCGGATGACCTCTGGTCGTTCAGCTGGCGCCGCTCGGCCGGCCTTGCCCGCGGTGTGGCGCGCGCCTTCCTGGCCGAGAGCAAGTTCATGCCGCAGCCGGCGGAGGCCGATGCGATGCTCCACGCCATCCACCGGGCCCCGGGCGAGGTGGTGGCGGTCACGCACCGTCAGGGCGCGACCGCGACCGGCTACAGCCTGCGCAAGCACGCGGTGCTCGGCATGCGGATCGCGCTCGCGCGCTACACGGTCGGCTTCACGCTCCTCGATCTGGGCGTGCAGGTGGGTGACCTGTCCTTTTACCAGTACGAGGACTTCATGGCTCAGAGCTACATCGGCGGGTCGCGGCACGACACCTGTCTGACCGACAGCGGGATCGTGGTGCCGTTCAATTGGCGCGAGTTCGTGATCGACTGGGACGAGATTCCCGGCACGCACGGGCAACGCGCGCGCATCCTGTCGGCGACCGCCGCCGGCACGATCAAGCCCTCGATCTTCCTCGCCGGCGAGGACCCGAGTGGCGACACCTCCGTCGTTGAGGGCATCACGAACGCGACGGCCGTCTTCGATGAGCAACTGCTGGTCATTCCGCGCGGCGATGGGGAAGTCCGGTACTGGATGCTGCCGATCGCCGCCGGCGGCGCCGCGGCCGCGGACCTGAAGATCTATGGCTTCCTCGAAGGCTACCGGCTGTAACCAGGAGCGATCACCCGTGACCCACATGAAACGCGTTCTCGTCGTGCTCGCCGTCCTCAGCGCCGTCGTGGTGCTGTCGGCGCAGACACGCCTGGCTGAAGTCTGGAAGTTCACCAACGGCATCACGATCCTGAGTGGAACCGGCGATCCGGAAGGTGCCGTGACGGCTCCTGCGGGTTCTGAATATCACCGAACGAACGGCACGGTGTATGTGAAGGCCTCCGGTTCCGGCAACACCGGTTGGCTCGCCGTCGGTACGGGATCGGGGGGGATCACCCAGTTGACCGGCGACGGGACCGCCGGGCCCGGATCGGGGTCGCAGGCGCTGACGCTGGCCAGTACCGCCGTCACGCCGGGCAGCTACACGAACGCTGACATTACCGTCGACGCCAAGGGACGCATCACAGCGGCCGCCAACGGCACCTCCGGAGGCGGTGGGAACCTGATCGGCACGACGGCGTTCGGCAGTGAACCCGGCTCGCCGTCTTCGGGCGACGTCGTCCTGTACACGAACAGCTTCTACGCGAGCCGCTATTCGGGCTCGGCCTGGGTGCCGTGGGGGCCGATCTATCCAATGACGCCACCGGTCGACGGGGACTTCGCGTGGATCAATCAGGGCGGGGCGAGCGTGTCGACGACGAACGGTGGGATCTTCCTGTCTGGCCCGGCCGGGGCGACGAAGAACTATCGGATCCGGAAAAAGGCCGCGCCGTCGACGCCGTACACGATTACCGCGGCGCTCTTGCCGCTCGTCATCGGGCAGAATTTTCAGACGACTGGGATCTGTTTTCGACAGAGTTCCGACGGCAAGCTGGTGGCGCTCTCGCAGTTCTACGACGGCGGGTTCAAGCTCTACGTCACCACCCTGAACGATCCAACGTCCGGCAACTCGCACATCCTGCAATTGCCCTTCGACGTGGGCGGCATCCTCTGGCTGCGGATCGCCGACAACGGCACCAATCGCCTGTATTCGTATTCGCGGGATGGCCAGAACTTCACGCAGGTCTATTCCGAAGGGCGGACCACGTTCCTGACGGCCGACGAGGTCGGGTTCTTCGTCAACGACGAGACGAACGTGTACGCGGTCGGGATGACGTTGCTGTCGTGGAAGCAGGGATAGCCCGGTGTTGACCTGGCTGGACCGCCTCTCGCTGCTTCAGATCGCGTTGGCCGTGATCGGCGTGCCCTCGCTGATCGGTCTCGGAATGCGACTCTGGAAGCGCGTCGTCAAGCCCTCGGTCCGGTTTGTCCGGCGCGTGAACACGGCCCTTGTGACCGTCGAGGCCATCTCCAAGAACCTCGGCCCGAATGGCGGCAAGTCGCTCTACGACAAGATCGAGAGCTACGGGCACTCCCAGCGGCTGAGCGAAGCGCGATTGTCGGCCGTGATCGACGTCGTCGTCGACTACGCGCAGTTCGAAGCCGACAGCAATGGTCACTTCACCCGCGTCAATACGGCCTTCGAGCGCCTGATCGAAACGTCCACCGCGGACATGGTCGGCAACGGCTGGATCAACGTCATCCTGCCCCAGGACCGGGAACATTTCGTCAAGGACTGGCAGCACGCGGTGCGCGACTGCCGGGCGTTCCACTCGAGCGGCCGGTTTGTGACCCAGCGCGGCCTCGTGACCTTTGTCGCGCGCTGCAAGGCCGAACCGGTGCTCGACTCGACGGGCAAAGTGATCGGCTGGATGGGCGCCGTCGTCCGCGGCGAGCTCGTGGACGCGCACGAGGCGGGCCGATGAGCCGCGTGGGCCCGGCGGCCGTGCTCGACGCTGCGCCCGTGCTCGATCCGTCGTCCGCGTTGAAGTTTGTCCGTTGCCGGTGCGGCCGCAAGATCGCGAAAGTGGCACCGCGCTACGCCGTCTCGACGACGCCTCCGGCCGCGGCGGTCGTTGTAGAGCTGCCGCCGTGTCAGAAGTGCAAGGCCGTGAGTTACGTGTACCCGACGTCGCGCGAGTCGTAGTACACTAGCGCCGCTCGATCTCGCGTTCGTTGCGAGGGCCAGAGCCCCACCGAGGGCCAGAGCCCCAGACCTGTTCGGAGGGTTTGTGGCGTCTGGCTCGATTTACGTACAGCCCAATTCACCGGCCGTTCCGGAGGCTCGATGACCCGGAACGTTGCGACGGTCGTCGCGCGCGTGCTCGAGCGCGAGGGCGGCATCGGCCAGGTTGAGGGCGAGACGTTCGTCACGCGCTTCGGCCAGACCCCAGCCTGGCTCGAGGAGTACGGCTTCGTGCCGCCGGCGACCGCGGCCGATGCAGCGGTCAACTACGAGCGCTGGCTCGCGATCACGCGCCTCGAGGAAATCTGCCGGATCGATCTGGCCGTCGGCGATGCGGTCGTGGACTTCGCCATCCATTCCGGCCTGAGTCCGGCCGTTGAGGCGCTCCAGCGCGCCGTCGGTGCGAAGTCGGACGGCAAGCTCGGGCCGGTGACGTTTGCCGCGGTCGCCGCCGCGCCGGCGTTCGCCGCTGTGGCGCGCCAAGTCCTCACCGCGCGCCTGCGTTACCTGGGCGTCCTGCTGGCGTCGATGAAGACGGATCGTCGGCCCTATGCCCGCAACTGGATCAACCGCGTCGCGTCACAGATCGACGCGCTACCAGCCTGAGAGGAGAACCCTTTAGATGCCTCCTGTCTTGATCAGCATTCTCGGCGGCCTGGTGCGATGGGCCTTAGGCCCGTTGTTCACGTGGATGGTGCTGCGCGGCATCATTTCAGAAAACCAGATCATCGAGCTCGTGACGTGGATCACGCTGTGGCTCGCCGGCGCGCTCTGGATCGTCTGGAAGAACGTCAAAGCGCATCGCATCCTCAATACCGCGCTCGCGTCCTCGCCAGGCACAACCTTCGCCGAAGTGAAGCAAATCGTTGAGAAGGACGGCAAGTGGGCGTCGGCCCTGACGCCGCCGAATACACCCCCGGTCGTGACAGACAACAAGGGAGCCTGAGTATGAGTGTGAAATCGATCTTCAAGAAGATTTGGGCCGGCATCAAGGTCGCGCAGCCCTATCTCGACATGGCGGCCTCCTTCCTGCCTGGCGGTGCGGCGGTCAGTGGGGCGCTCCATGCGCTCTCCGCGATCATCGTCCGGGCCGAAGACCAGTTCCCGTCCCAAGGGAGCGGCGCGGACAAGGCCGCCTTCTTCACGCTCGAGGCGATGAAGGCCCTCGAGGCCACCACGGGCAAGAACTTTGACTCGCCGGAAGGCCGCGCGCTGTTGGCCGAGTACGCCAACGTCGAGGTCATGGTCCGAAACGCCAAAGCGGAATACGCGCTTGTCGCGCAGAAAGTCGCCGCGTACATCGCGAGCGTGAAGACACCAGCCGCCGACGACACAACGGAGACGGCGACCGAGGCGGCACCGGCGCTCAGTTACTAGGTCGATACCCAAGCGACAACACAGGCTGACGCCATGCCGCGCGCCGCATTCGCACCGTCCATTCGAATCCCGAAGGAGACGCCCATGAAACGCCCGTTTATCCGATTCGCGCTCATTCCAATCCTCGTCTGGCTGCTAGGGTGCGCGTCCATGGCCGCTCCCGCCGCGGCGAAGCCCTCGAGACCGCTCCTGCTCGTGCCGGCCGCCGGCCCCGCTCAGCTGCAGTGGTCCGTGCCCGTCTCGAGCGCGGTGCTCGCGTCCTATGTGCCAGGCCAGAAGATCTCGACCGACGCCGGCGCGACGTACAGCGCGCCTGCGAACCTGGTGTGCACGGGCACGACGTCGATGACCTGCACGGCGGACTTCCCGCCGACGACGAAGGGCACGTATCAAACGCGGATCCAGATCTGCGACTCGCAGGGCTCCAAAACCAAGTGCACAGAAGGCCCTGTGGTCGCGCTGGACTTCTTGCCGGCGCCGGCGAGTCCGACGGCGCCAACGTGTCCGACTGGTTGCACGACCACCGCGCCGACGCCGCTCTCGATCGTGCTGACGGTCCCGTCCGGCGTCCTGACGCAGCCGACCGTGATGATGCTCACGACCACTGGGCCGGCCGCCTCCGTGCGCGTCGAAGTCCTGGCGGTGACTGACGGGTCTGTTGTCTGCCTATGCGCAGTGACGGGCGGGCCGACGGCCTGGGTGGCCACGCTGCACGCAGATCACGGCCCGGCTGGTCAGTACGCGCTGCGGCCGTCGGTGACCGACGCGGCGGGGCAGACGGTGCTGGGCGCGAACGTCGTCGTCACGATTGGCTAGTCGATGATGCGATCCCCGTCGGTCGTCTCGATCCCCGTGGCGCTGCTGCTCGACTGGCGGTCGCCCGATCGGGACATCCATCGCTTGCTCGTCACCCGCGGCACGCTGACCACCACCGAGATCAAGCAGTCACTCGGGGTTGCCCGCCACGTTGCCGAGAATGCCCTGAGCCGTATGGGTCGGCTGGGTGTCGTCCGCCCGGTGGCGAAGCGACAGAAGTCCGTCCAGAACCGACAGGCGGTCCTTTGGGCCGCGACGTGCGTGCCGAGTCAGGCCGTCTGCGTAAAGGGACTGACTCGGCAGCGCGTGCGGGTCGCCCAGCCCAGGAGTCCGCGGTTTTCGGTGAGACGGGCGGCCTAGATGGCGACACATGTCCTCCCTGTTGCGATCGGTCGGTGCGATGCGAATTGCTTTCCTGACCAGGTTGCGAATCAGATCTCCGCCGCGGGGACGCCATCGGTCGGGGATCTGATCGCGTACGTGCTGAACGATGCCGGCTCCGACGCGGGGGTGTTCGTTCGCTTCGTCGTGCCACAAAACTACATCGGGACCCCGAAGCTGAAGATTTACGGCATCCTCGACGGCACGCCGAGCTCTGGTGACGACCTTGGGTTTGGCTTTCGCAAGCGTGCCGTGGCGGACGACGAAGCCGCCGACGGGACCTTCGACGCCGAACAGACCACGCAAAACACCGACATCAGCGGACACGCCAACGAGGACCTGTACGTCACGGAGATAACCCTGACGGCTGGCGACTATGCGGTGGGTGACGAGGTGTACGGGTACCTCTATCTGGACGCCAGCGGCACGACGTACGCCGGGAATTTCCTGCTGACGTCCCTTCACTTCTCCTACGCCGACGTGTAACGCCAATGAGCCTGCTGATCAACGCGAACACCGAGAAGGTCACGGCCAATGTGCCGACGCTGACGGACCCCTTTTCGTTTGCGTGCCGATCGCGCCTGGCGTCGACCACGAACAATCGAAACTTGGCCGCGATCGGTCCGGCGAGCTCGGCGGCCGACATGCTGCGCGTCATCTACCGCGTGTCTGACGTGTTTCGTGTACTCGTGCGTGGCGCCACGAACTGGACGTACGACGCGACGATGGTACAAGCCCCGGGCGTCTGGTACGACATTGCCTTCACGTTCGATTCCGCGGCGGCGGCCAATGAAAAGATCGACATCTACCTCGCCACGAGCGGCGGGCCGTTGGCTGAGATGAGTTATACGGCTCGGACGGACGGCAACACTAGAACGTCCACCGCCGGGAGCACGATTTGGTGGGGATCGTCGAACTTCAACGACGCGCCTTTGAACGGCGATATTGCCTTCGTCGCGTTGTGGAACCGGAAGCTGACGCTGAACAATTTCCGGGAGTACTTCCAGAACCCACTCCGGATGGGCGCGAACTGCGTCGAGGCGCACATTTTTGGCCTGAACGGGCTGGGTACGCAGCAGGATTTCTCGGGCCACGGCGTCACCGGCACGGTCGCAGCCGGGGTGACTTTGTCGAACTTCCCGCCGATGGCGAATCCCTTCGAGTTGATACACCCCTCTGAGCGGGCTCCGTACCGCAGCCCGCTGATCTTCCCGCTCGCCGCGGCTGGTGTGATTACGCCCAACGCCGCACTCATCAGATCCGCTGAGAAGGGCTTGGCCGGATCGATCCCCGGCACCGGCGCGCTGGTCAAGTCTGTCGGCAAGGCTGCCTCGGGAGCCCTTATTCCATCGGGATCGCTACTCCGCGCGATCGCCTCGTTCGTGTCTGGGGTGGTCGCGACATCGGGCGCGTTGATGAACTCCGCCGGTAAAGGCGCCGCTGGCACGCTCGCGTCCGCCGGCGGTTTGGCGCAGGCCTGTGCCAAGGGCCTCGCCGGCGCACTTGCGCCGTCCGGTGGTTCCGCGAAGGACGTGAGCAGCTCGCTCGGTGGCAGTCTGACTCCGACCGGTGCCCTGGCCGCGGCGCGGGCCATCTTCGCGACGTTCACCGGTGCGCTGGCGCCGATCGGCGCCTTGGTGCGCAGCACGGCGAAGTCCGCGGCCGGGACCCTCGCGCCAACCGGCACCGCGGCGAAGACGGCGAACCCGGTGTTGCGTGGCGTCCTCGTCCCGATTGGGGCGTTGCGGAAGTCCGTGGCGACGTTCTGGAGTGGCGTACTCGGATGGCTGGGGCAGCTCGGCGCGATCGTGACTGGTGCCGCGACGCCGTCTGCGATCGAGGTCACCGGGATCTATGAACCGAGCCTCGAGGTAACGGGGTGTTACCAGGCAAGTCTGGATGTGACCGGGCGGCACGCGCCAGCGATCGAGGTCACCGGATCGTTAGTTCTCGATTAGGGAGGAGTCTGCGTCATGGAACATCGATCTGCGTTGGCACCGTCGGGCACGTTGGGGATGCGAGTGATTCGTGGCAATAGGAACGAGGCACCAGTGCAGCGCGCGCCCCTCGCCTGGCGGCTGAAGAACTGGCTGCTCAACCGTTGGCGCGAGTTGCCGGCTCTGGCCGTCTACCGAGTCCTCGGCCGGCTGTTTTCACTCGTGTACATGGAGAGCGCACTCTACCTGCGCGTGCTCCATGCCGACGGCACGGTCACGGACTTCGGCTGCGTCGGCCGACGCGTCGTGACGGACGCCGGCGTCGCCTTCATCGTCGACGCGTTCCAGAACCTGGTCGAGCTCGAGAACCTGAAGTACCACGGGTTCGGCACGGGCACGACGGCGGAAGCCGCCGGCGACACGGCGCTGGTCACCGAGCTGACCACGCAGTACGCCACGGACAACGTGCGACCGACCGGGAGCCAGACCGAAGGCGCGACGGCGAATATCTATCGCACCGTCGGCACGCTCGCGCCTGACTCGGGCGGCACGCTCGCCATCACGGAACACGGGATTTTCAGCCAGGCGTCGAACGCCGGCGGCACCCTGCTCGATCGGACGAAGTTCGCGGCGATCAACCTCGTGGCCGCCCAGGACTCCCTGCTGGCGACCTACGAACTGACGCTGACGTCGGGCAGCTAGAACACAGCGCGCAAGGAGACCCATGGCGCGACGCGTCAAGATCGGCGGCGACGGGGCGTTGTTCATTGGCGAGGACAAGGTGATCAATTTCACTGTCCTCAACAGGCTCCTCGTGCCGGTCGACATCACGGGGATGGCGTTTCAGTTCGTGGTGCGCGCAGATGTGCTGGCTTCGCAGAAGCTGATCGATCTTCCAGCCACGGTCGTCGGCACGTACGACGCGGCTCCGTTGGTGAATACGCAGCGGGCCCGTGTGACGCTGTCGGACACGGATCTGAGCGCAGACGTCTTCAGCGCCCAGACCTACGAATACAGCCTGAAGCGCACAGACGACGGATCGGAAACCGTCGTCAACTTCGGCCCCTTCGAGCTCCAGCGGGCGACCCAGGTCTAGGGCCGAGGCCTATGTATCTCCAGCGCCACACGAAGAACGGCCGAGACTTCGGGTACACCGGCGACCAGATTCTCTCGCCGCGCCTGAGCCTGTCTGGCCGACTGGCGTACAAGGGCACCGACGCACACGGCACCGCCACGGTGGTCGAGCTCGACGGCCGCACGTGGCAGGCTGGACCCACCGATGGCATCGCCGCCGTCGCGTGGGGTGAGGACGAGACGCTGTACGTCCTGAATCCTGGCGCGCGGTCCGTCACGATATTCGCGCCAGACGGGACGCCGGCGGGCGTGATCGATCTCAGCGTTCGATACCCGAACAGTCTCCCGGCCGCTGAAGGCATTCATCACGTTGACGGGGCGAATCCAATCCTTGCCAACGATCCGCTCGTCGCCTTTCAGGTGATTCGCGGCATCGAGTGTCACCGCGTCGACCGGGACACGGACGGAACTGCCGTCGCGTTGGCCGGCGGTGGAGGCCCGCACGGCTGCGTCGTGAAGATTCCTGTGACGGGCCCGATCATGATGTGGATCGCCACGGCGGACGTGCTCGAGGCCGTGTACATCTCGCAGGGCCGCGTCTCGATTCCCGGCTTCGACACACCGGAGCCAGGAGCCGTGCCGTGGGTGTCGTACGCGGACGCGCCGATCGTCGTGCCATCGGTGAAGCCTCGCAAGCCAGCCAAGCCGATGCTCTACGGCACGTTCGGCACGCCGAACCGGGGCGGCAACGTGGGAGGCAGTGGGCATCCAATCGCGGTCATCGACGGCCCGGATTACATCACCGCTGACGACGCGAAGCGGCTACGCGGGGTGATCTTCGATCCGTTCTACCTGGGCAACCCCTCGCACAACCCGGAACAGATTGAAAAAGACTTTCAGAACTGCCTGTCTTGGGCGCGGCGCACGGGCTGTCCCGTGGTCGTGTATGACGACGGCCATGATGTGAGCGACATCTGTCGCCGGCTCCGCGTCGTCGAGCGCGTCGGTGTGGTCCATGCCATCCTGCACAATCCGCGGATTTATCAGCAGGCCAAGGCGCCAGACGCTGGTGCCGCGCTCTGCGCGCATCCGCTCTACCGCGGCGCCTGGTCAGAGCCTGAACTGGCGAATTGGACCCAGGTAATCATCGAGCGGAACATCGCCACCGAGACGCAATGGTCCGGTGAGCTCGTGATCGGACTTGGGCGCAACGCTCCACAGGACGCACCGCCGTGGGCCAGGGACTACTACGACGCCAAGGAAGCCCTGCTCGAGCCGCTGCCTGCGAACTTCTGGGACACCTGGCCGCAGACCACCATTGAATCCCCAATCGTTGTCACGCCGCAGCCGTCCGCCGGCGACGAGACGCCGACCAAGCCGAAGGGCGGCGGTTCGAAACCCTCGAAACCGCTCACGAAGAAACAGAAGCAGGTCGCCGGCGCCGCGGCTGCCGGCGGTGGGATCCTGATGGCGCTCGCGAGGATCTTTCACTGGTGGTGAAGTCTCGTGGCAGCGCGACGAGGGCGATCGTGGTGGTGACCGTCGCGCCGAGCGCCTGCGCGACTTCCCGCAGCCGCGTGAGACTCGCTCGGACGTAGCCCGTCTGCTCATACATTTGAATCTGCTGCTCGGCGACCCCGACGCGATCGGCGAGCTCGCGCTGCTTCCAGCCGCGGGTGATGCGCGCCTGGATCAGGAGCTGCCCGATCGACTCGAGCGGCGCCGGCTCGAACGTGGCATCGCCGCGCTTCATCCGCTCATACGCTTTGAGGTCCCGCTCGAGGTCCGCGAGCTGCGCGCGCAGCGCCTCGAGGCTGGCTTGGTGCGCTTTGGGGTGGACGTTCGGCGGGCGCGCCGTGTTTTCCGCCTTCACGATCGCGGCGCGGAACTTGGCCGCGGCCGCGCGCGTGATGGCGTAGGAACGTTCCGTAGTAATCATTCGTCGGTCTCCTCATCCAAGGTCAACAGGTCCACGACGACCACGCCGACGCGACGACCGTCGCGCGTGTGCTGAAAGAACTCCGCGAACGCCTCCTGCGAGTCCGCCTCCATCAAGATCGACGGGAACAGGTCGGCCCCGAATAGCGCCTTGATGGCGGGCAAGCCGTCCGGGCCGAGAAACATCGGGTGCAGCTTCTCGATGGCCACCCCTTCCACGCTCCACACCAGATCGACGTCCATCGGCCGGGCCTTCGTCGTGACGAAGCTGCCTCCGACGAGCACCGCCGGGCAGCCTGCCTGCGCCAAGTGGAGCAGCGCGGGCCGGAGTCTGGCCAGCAGCGCCGTCCGGCGGGCCGTGCCGCCGAACCGCTCGACGAACTCGGTCCACGTCGTGACGTGCAGGCCTTCTGGCAGGAACCCGTCGGCGTCGTGTTTCGCAAGCATAGTAACACAATAAAATACATGTGTGACACGGTAGGACAGACCGGTCCCGCCCGAAAGCTGCTTTTGCGTACTCCTTTTATTGCTGGGGAAACCGGCCCTAGTTAGCGGGGTCCGGTTCGACGGGATTCCTGAGCAGGCCAGGTAGGTCGAGGGGGACCATCTTCCGGCAATGCGGGCACTGGTAGGTGTTGCGGATGTCGATCCCGGTCCGCGGGCCAATCGAAGCCCGATAGCTGAGGCGAATCTTCCCGTGACACGCCGCGCAGTGGAGCTGGAGCGTGACCAGTTCAGGACTGCTCGAATCTGGCATTGGCGTCTGGCTGATCGTGGATCGAGATCGGGATCGTTGGGCCGTCAGTCCGGCCGCGGTTACCACGGTAACCTTTCACTGTCCCACTGTGACGCATCCTGACGCATTGTGACGTATTGGCGGTGGGCGGAATGATCAGCGAAGGAGGGAGCGAAGACCAGGCTGGTTTCGAGCGAATTGCTCAGAAACACCAGTGATTTTCACCTCCTCTGCAACTAGCGAAAGATGGCGGGGTCGACGGGACTCGAACCCGCGACCTCTGGCGTGACAGGCCCGACTCCCTCTCGGCCTAAGTCCCTCAACGTACAGTACTTGCTGCATCGCCGGTAACTGTCGTGCGGTAACGTTCTAGATGTCGAGCTTGTCCTTGGCGCAATCCAAAATGCCGAGGTGGCGGGCCATCTTCTTCACATGGCCGACTTGCACTTCCGATCGTTTAGGGAGGTTCGGGAAGGTCTTGCCGCCGTACATCACGCACCAGAAGTGCGTGTATTCCTTTCGCGTCCAGCCATGTGCGCACGCATTCAGCATCGCCCACACTTCATTGAGCGTGACCTCTCCAAATGACGACACGGAATCAGGCCGCCGCCGCCAGTGCCATCGGCGCGTTCGCTGGTGCTGCGAGGTTGTCGGCTGGCGTGACCTCGTTGATGTGCTTCAGCTTCACGTGGATGAACGGTTCGCTTTCGGCCGTCTGCTTCGGTAGGCCGTTCGGGACGTTCATTGAACCCTTTCGCACTCGTGACACGGCCTCGTCCCATTCCTGGAGCGTCTCTGGATCCGTCTCGTCGAAGTACGTCTTCAGCGTCGCCTTGAACTGCTCGAAGGTCGCGGCGCCGCCGGCCAAGTCGATAAACAGTCGTGACAGGGTCTCGCGGAGTGCGACGTTGGCGGCCGCCAACGTCGAGTCGGCGACGGCCAGTGCTCCAGGGCGAACCCCGTACAGCCAGAACCCTTCGATCTCCTGGCACGCCAGGAGACGGCCGCTCATTTCGATCTCGGCAAGGAACCCGTTTCCGAGGATTGTTCCCGAGTAGCTGAAGACGAGTGGGAGCGTTAGCGCCTTGTCGTGTTCCATATGTTCACCGCCGCGTTTCGCCACGTGCGGAATCGTTCAGCCTATCGCTATTGTTGCACCCAACACAAGTACAGAGGCCGATGCTGTGAAGGCCGCTGAGCCTAGACCTTAGTGCAATAACCGTGCCCCAAATTGGGCCAAATTGGCGTGGAAACAGTCGGCAAGAGCTGTCGGTAGGACGTCAGGTGCTGACAGGCGGCGGACACAGTTGGTGATGCGGAGCCTACCGCCGGATCAGCGCAGGGTCAAGTCTACGGGGTCACTCGAGCCGCTTCGCCGCGGTGACCAGCTTCAGCCGCTGCAGCGGTGCATACCGCCGGGTCATCCGCGGGGTGGTGTGGCCGAGCAGGTCCTGGACGTCCGCCAGGTCCGCGCCGGCGCGCAGGTAGGCCGTGGCCACGGAGTGACGGAGATCGTAGACGCGCACGCGCGCCGGCGCGGTGTTCTGTGGATCGCGCGCGCGCTGTTCCGCGCGGCACGCCCGTTGGAAGGCCTTCCGCAGGAGGTCTTTGTTGTACGGGCCCCAGGCGCGCGCCGCGGCGAAGGCCTCCCACGCGGCGATGCCCTTGGCGTTCAGCGGCACGAACCGAAACCGCTTCCCGCCCTTCCCGGTCGGCACGTGACACTCACCGGCCTCGAGCTTCACGTGCTCCGCCTTCATGTGGCTGAGCTCGCTGTTGCCCCGGATCCCCGTCCAGAGCAGCACGCCGGCGCGGGCGCGGTCCTTCGCGTTCTGCATCCGCGAGATTGCAGCCTCGAGGAACTCGATGTCGACGGCCCGCGGCGCCGGCGCCGGCTCGTCGAACGGCCGCACGGCGCGCACCGGGTTCGGCGCGTCCTTCCCGTCGAGCAGCGTCCACAGGTGTAGCAGCGCCGTGCGCCGGTGATTACAGGCGGACGCGGACAACGGCCGATCAACCTTGCGGAACTCCTTTGTACGCGGCACGTACCGCAGGACCGGTCCGTGCGCGCGCCAGGCCTGGAGCTGCCCGCGAATCATCTCCGCGCTGATCTGCGTGCGCTCGAAGTCGCCCCACGCTTCGCGCCAGGCCTGCAGGTCTCGCCGGCGCCAGGTGATGGTCGGCATCGCCGCGACCTGCTTCAGGTATCGCTCGATGTCGGCCGCGAACGTGCCGCGCTCAGGGATCGGCCCGCGAATCTTTCGTGCGAGCACGCGCTGCTCCTCGCGCCAGGCCTTCATCTCGGTGAGCGTCGCGGTGCGTGGGAAGCGCTTCGTGAGCAGCTTCGAGCCCTTGATGCCGTACCGGACGCGCACGAACGCGCGCCAGCCCTTGCCTGCGCGGCGAATGCCGGCCGGCAACGGGTTGCGGGCGACGATGCGCGGAACCGACGCGTCCTTCACCGCCGGAGCTCCAGCCGCGGCGCCGCCGCGGCCGCGCGCAGCCGCTCGTCGAGCGCCAGGACAACCCGGGCCGGATGCACTAGGCCGCTGAACCCGCCGCCGGCAGCCGGCGCCTCGGGATTACCGATTGGCTCCGCGCTCTGGTACTGCACGACCTGGTCGCAGCCCAGCTGCAGGGCCTGGACGACGGCTGACGTCGTCGGCAGCGGGCCCGGCTCGAGCTGGTCCCCGAGCTCGCGCTCGATCGCCCGCCAGCCCGCCGGCGGCACGAACCGCCGCTCGAGCCGCGCGGATCCGCAGGCCGCGATCGACGCGTACCGCGCATGGACGCAGATCGCCGCGGCGCCGAGCGTGCGGCCGGTCTCGAGCGATCGGATCAGGAAGACGTGCGCGGTCATCGGATCGTGCGGAGTTCGCGATTCCGGAACGTCTTGACGATGTTGTCGCCAATGACGGGCACAGCTGTCAGTTTCAGGTCGACGTTAACCGCTGGCGCAAAGACCGCGGCTGGATACGTGACCTCGCCTTGATAGATCAGATCCTTCGCGCCCATCCGTGTTGTCAGTGTCGTCAGGCGGAGTGTATTTGTGAGTGGCGGCACCACGGCGCCGTTGCGCTGGAGAACAATCCTTTGAATGCTAGGCGCGTCGATCTGTTTTGGCGCGACGGTCACGGTGACCGTCTGGTCCCAAACGATCCCGGCGGTCGTTGTGAACTGACGAATCCTCTCTGCGAAGGCCAGTTCGAACTTCGCGATCGGACCCAGTATGCCGATGACGAGCTCCGATGAGTTGTGGAGAAAAAACGGCCCTTCGAAATCGCTGGGGCCGTTCCCGCTATAGTCGGCGACAGGCATCAGGTCGCGAATCTTTCGACGGAACATGGTCCGGAAGGCGTCGGGATCATTCTTCGCTGCGGCTTCCACATCCGCCGCCATTCGGCGGGCTTGAGCCTCCGAAATTGGAACGAGCGGCGCCGCGAGCGCGGCATCGGTTCGCTTGTCGTCTTCAGCCTTCAGTCGGGCCGCCGCTGCGCGGTCACGCTCTCTGAGTTCACCGAGATGGTCCAGGCCCCACGACACCTGCGGGTCCTTGTTAGGAAGGCACTCTGGGCAGGGCCCTAGACGCTGATCGATGGCTTCAACAAGCGAGATGGCGCGAAAGCCGGTAATCCGATTTGGGCAGCTGGCGAGGTGATACATGATGCCGGTCGTGGCGTTCAGGCGATAGACAGTCGGTGTCGCCCGCAGTGCCTGCGTCGACAAGCTGACGGTGGCTGCTAGCAGCACGCAGGGCGGCAGAAGGGGCCGCACTATGCTCAGGAAGGTTACTGTTGCCCTTGGCTTCATGACGCCGCCTTTGGACTAACTGGCGTGAAGTATTCGTGCCCGCAGTTGGGGCAGTTCTTCGGCCCTCGCGTCGAGACGCTGCCGCACGCGAGACACCGGATCTGGTGCGCGCTGACACTTACCTGGTTTACTGCGGTCGCGTGTTCTCTGGCCGCCGACGCGTGCGATTCGGCCTGAGCGATCCGAGCAACGATTGCTGACAGGCAAGCGAGCCCCGCCAACGTGGGTCCGAGGGTCGCTTGCGAAGTGAAGACCAGTCCGGCGAGTCCGAGTACCAGTGCGCCAAATAGAAACGCCGCCATCAAGAATGCCACTGGTGCGCCCTCTCTTTCAGCCTTGATTTACATTCGCGCGACGCTGTGTCGGATCACGTGCACGGCGTGCACTTCTTCGTTCGAGACGTCGCGCGGCGGGTACGCGTCGTTCATCGATCGCAGAACCCAGCCCGCCGGCGTTCGGAAGACCCGCTTCACCAGGCGCTCGCCGTTGACGAGTTGCACGCACGCGAAGTCGCCATCCTTTGGTTGAATCCGCGGCTGAGCGATCACAATCTCGCCGGGAAAGTAGCGCGGAACCATCGAATCACCGCGCACGCGAAGGGCGTACGCGTGCGGGTCGCCGTCGCTGAATGCCCGCGAGACCCACTCTTCAATCTGCGCTCGCACAAGTCCCACGTTGTCCCACGCGATGATGCCGTTCGTTGAGGCCTCGGCGTCACCGACCACCGGGACGTCGTGTTTCTTGTAGCCGCGGCTGATGTCGCGATCGAACGACTCGACCTCGGACTGTGGATGTTCTCCCGTACTGGTGTGACGAGCCTGGTCACGCTGACCTTCCTCGAGGGCTTCGTCGACCTTCCGTACCGTGTCCATCCGGACGTTCTTGCCGGTTTCCAATCTGACGATTGTCTCGACGTTCACTCTGGCCTTCTCGGCAAGGTCCGCCTGAGTCCAGCGCAGCCGCTTTCGCCGCTCTCGGAAGGTGTTAGTCGGCACTTCCGGCGGATCTTGGCACTCGGATAAAGCCGAAGCAAGCCCGTAAGTCATTGCGGGTTAGTGCCTTCCTAGCTTTCGGAAATGGCCGATATTTTTCGGTTGACTCCGTTACGGATATGTCCGAGTATTACGTCCAGAAACGAGATGACACTTGAGGACGCACGAAAGCTCGTCGGACTTACCCAATCGGAGCTCGAGCGCCGCGCCGGCCTGCCGAGCGGAACCATCCATGACCTGGAGTCCGGCCGAATCGAGAACCCTTCCTGGGATCGCGTCGTGCGGATCGTGCGCGCGCTGCGGCGATCGGGCCTGAAGAACATCGACGGCGAGCAGATCTTCCCGGTGCCGGCTGCCAAGGAGGCCTCCTAGTCATGGCCGCGCCGTCGCTCCGCCGCCGCGCCACCGACATCGTGCCTGATCGTGCCGTGCGACCGCCTGCGGAATCGCTTCGCACGGTTTCGCAGCCGGCGGGGGAGATTCCGGCGGCGCTGGCCAACCTTCGCGCCGGTTCGCACGTGGTGCGAATCGATGCGAAACAAACCTTCCTCGCGGTCATCCATGAGGTGCGTGCGCGGCTCGGTCTGACGGTCGAGGTGATGGCGATCAATGCGGAGTGCCCGCTGTCGTCGATGTCCGATGCGCTGGCCGGCAAGGACGGTCGCAACTTCGCCGCGCACTGGCTGCTCGCGCAGGGCGATGAGTTCCTCGCGCTCTTCCTGCGGCTCGTCGACGAGCGCCGCGGCCTGACACCGGAGTCGAAGCGTGTCAACGCCGCGCGACGGATTTCGGAGATCGTGCGCGTCGCGCTTGAGGAGCTCGCATGAACGACGTCGCCTCCGTCTCGCTCGTGTCCGCCGTCGACGTGGTGATCGCGCGCGCGATTCATGCGCTCGGTCCGGATCTCAGTGGCGGGTCCGTCACGGACCTCTGCGCCGATCAGATCGCCGGGCCGTCGCTCTCGACACTGCAGGCGGCCATCGCGTTGTCGGTCCATTTCAAGACGCTCTCGCCGCGCGTCCAGACCGGCTTCCAGGATGCGCGGCACCGATCGGCGGTGCGGTTATGAACTCCGACGTCACGCCTTCCGGGAATCCGGGAACCCGTGAATCCGGCATGTCGGTCGCGGCCGTCGGTGAGCGCGTGCCGGCGGTCTGCACGATCGCCGACGTCTGCCGGCACCTGAACGTGAGCCGCAAGACCGTCGAGCGGCGGCTCGCCGACCGGACGCTGCCGATCGTCGAGCTCGACCGGATCGGCCGTCTGCGGCGCTTCACCGGCGAGAGCGTGCAGGCGGCGAAGACGCGCACCCGGTGGGCGCGGCCGACGGACAGATCGGGCAGCCAGATCGTGAGGGTCAAGTGATTGGCGACTACCACGTGCTGATGACGCCGCAGTTCCTGCAGGAGCTACTGGCGGTGAACGCCGCCCGGAACGCGGCCGGGCCCTTTGTGCTCGCCCTGGCGTTCGACGGTGACCGCGGGGTGGCGATCTGCGAGCTGCAGTCGGTGAGCCGCGTTGTGAAGAACGCCCGCTTCGAGCAGCGCCGCGGCGAGGCGGCATGGGTGGCGGTCTCGGACGCGCCGCCGTCGCTGGTGCGGTCATGAGAAATCCCGATCTCTGGCCGACCTGGGTGCAGCTGATCATCGTCGGGGTCGGGTTCATCATCCTCGCGCTGCTGCCGCGGCTGTCCCGCGCGGCGGTCCGGATCTGGCGCGCACTGATCACTCGTCGAGGACGTCGAGGAGACCGCCGATGACCCGCCGATCCCTGACCCACGCCGGCGGCCATCGCGTCGTGCCGCTCTCGCCGTCGGCCGTCGCTGCCCGCGTCGCGATCCGGATCGCCGACTACCTGGCCGAGCTCGACCTGTCGTTCTCCGCCTTCACGCCCCTCGTCGAGCAACTGCCGCACGTGTCCGGCTCGATCGCGCTCGAGCAGCGACGCGTGCGCATCTGCCTCGACTGGGCCCGCGCGGTCGTGATGCCGGCGGCCTCGAGCCATCTGACTGCATCCCTCGCGGAGTCGAGTCCCTTGGCCCTGATCAAAGCCGGGCGGGCGGTGCGCCGCGAGCTCGCCGTCGGCGCGCACGTGGCGGGCCTGGCCTGCGACCCGTCGTCCTTCGACTTGGCGGCCGGCTACGTCTGGACCGCGGTCCTCGCGACCTACACGCTCGGCTACACGCAACCGCTGCAGTCGGAGGCCGCACCCGTGCTGCGGTCCGGCCACGAACTGCTCGCGCGCCTCATCGCCGTCGCGTCGCCGCCGGTGGACGCCGACGACTTCCAGCCGTGGACCCCGGTGGTGCCGTCGAACGGCACGCCCGCGTCCGTCGGGCTCGAGCTCTTTGAATTTGTCGCCACCGGGAGGCCTTCATGACGCCCACGCTGCTCGCGACCCAGCAGTCGCTCACGCTGGTGGATCTCGCCGGCGCCGGCATGGTCCTCGCGACCTTCACCGCGGGCCTGGTCGTCATCGGTGGACTGCTCGAGCTCGCCGGCGTCGACGTTCAGAATCGGATCCTGCGGGCGGTGTTCCGATGAACCACGTCCTGCCGTTCGAACGCCGCCTGTCGACGGCGCCGTCGTCTCCGTCCGCGCCCGCATGTGCCGCCGCCTCCATGTTGCCGGCTGACGGACGGGTGTCCTCGTCAGCCGATCTCCCAGGCGTCGCGCCGGGTGCTCCTGCTGCCCCCAGCCCGGTGGAGACGCGTCCAGCCGTCTCCACCGGGAACACGTCGGCGGCGCCAGCCCCCGCGCCGAGCATCAACGGGCGTTGGTCGCCGAGTCCCATGGCGGAGCTGCAGCTGGCGGAGAAGGCCCAGGCGATCGCGGTGCTGCTCTATGAGAGCCGTCTTCTGCAGACGTCGAACGACCCGGCCGTGCTCGCGTTGCCATTCAGCGCGTTGCCCGTGCGGCTACAGACGATCTATCGCGAAGCCGCGGAGATTGCGATCCGCCGCATGGTCGACTGGATTCACGCCGGCGCGCTCACCAACGCGTGCCGCCTTGCCCCGGGTTTTGTCTCAGCCCTCGAGCTGTACCACCGCACGTTGATGTTGCCGGCGGGCCCGGTGGCCTCCGCCGTGCCGCCGCCACCCACTCAGGAGTCCCGCGTATGACCACGCCCGCGACCTCGTCATCCACTGCGCCGGCTGGCGCCTTCATGAACGCGCGGTATCCCAAAGCCGCACTCGTCGCGCAGCTCGAGGCGCACGCGGCCGCCGATGAAATCATCCAGGGCAAATACTGGGAGAACGGCAAAGGCTGCCTGGTCGGGTGTGCCGTCCACGGCAACGACCATCAGCTCTTCCAGACCTACTGGAACATCCCGCGCAAGTTGGCCTATCTCATGGATCGGTTGTTCGAGCGGTTGCCGAACGCCGAGGCGAAGGCGTTCCCGCTCGACGTGATCGGCGCCATTACGATCGGGGCGGATCTGTCGCGCGCGAGCGACCGCTTCATGCTCTGGGTCTTGAGCGATGCCGAGTTTGGCGCGCTCGCTGCGGCGAAGCGCCCTGACGTGCGCGCCGCGATTGAAACGGTCATCGCGCTCTACACGCGCGCGGTGGCCGGCGACGACCCCTCGATCGAGGAGTGGCGGCGTGCGGCGTCGGCGGCAAGACCCGCCGCCGCCGCCGCCTACGCCGCCGCCGACGCCTACGCCGCCGCCGCCGCCGACGCCGCCGCCGCCGCCGCCGCCTACGCCGACGCCTACGCCGCCGCCGACGCCGCCGCCGCCTA